CGAAGTTCAGGAAGTTCCTTACTACCCTGCAGGATATGTTGACCTAACATTCCCACAGAACCGTGTATGGGGATTCCAGAGAGACATCACTGTAAACCGTCAGTATGTTCCAAAGAAGGACACGATTGAGTACACAGTATTCGTTCGCTTCGGCCTTCAGTGGGAAGAGCTTGATGCAGTTGCTTATGCAGATGCTGCATCAGATTCCTAAATCTGATTAAAACATTAGGGGGCAGACGAAAGTCTGCCCTCTTTTGTTATATTCTGATATAATTAAAGCTGGAGAAAGAATATGGCTGAAAAAACTTCTAACGACAAAATGATTGTTGAAAAGGTTGCCATATACTCATCTAAGAGCTTATTTAAATATGGTCTTGGAAAATTGAATATTGGTTATAATATAGTAACCAAAGATGCATCAGATTTCTGGATAACTCACAAGGCGGTCCGTATTGCCACGCCAGCAGAGGTAGCCAAAGCTTATAATAGGAGTAACTAGTGATCGTACTTAGAAAACCACCATACGATAATTTTGTTCGTTATACTGTAGAGCCATCAGCACTTTACCATGTTTTGATTAAAGACTCCGATTACGATATTATGTATGAAGACAACATTCAGGTTGGGTCTAGCGGGGTGCTAGCAGTTTCCTGGACTGGTATTTATGGAGAAGATGACACACCTTACGACTTTAGAAAATATGACGAAACCTATCATCTTGAAGTTACCCTAGATGACGAAGTTGTTGTAGAAGATAACATAACTGTAGAAAGGCCATACGTAGACCCCACAACGCTTGCTGAAACAGCTTCAGACATAGCAACTGCAACTTATAACGAAAGACTGGCTAGAGCAATTATAGACTCTGTTGTTGGAGGATTTTACTTTGAGACAAAGTGGATTGAAACAACTGGACAGGGAACAGACTACATTCCTGTTTGGGAAAAAATTTATAAAATCTTAAAGGTATATGAAAACGCAGAGCTTGTCTACAATTCAGACCTAACAGCTCCAGCAATTGGTGAGTGGAACTATGTAATTACTAGAGATAAAACAGCTATTACAAAAGATCCAAGCTACGTAATTACAGACTTTAATCGTGCAGAGTCAGCACCAGTTGGCTTAGCTATGGCAGCATCAGACTCCATCAGTATGTTTGACACGTCTGATAGTGGAAACACCATTGCCCTAAAATCAGGGGTATTGTTTAATGCAGGAACAGACTATCTAATTCACTTAGAAATAGGATACAAAGTAGTTCCTAATGATATTCAGGATGCAGTTAAAATGCTTATAAACGACATTGCTTGCGGAAAGTTAGAATACTTTAAGAGATATATTACAGACTACTCAACAGATCAGTTTAAAATTAAGATTGATTCCGCAGCTCTATCTGGAACTGGCAACATTTTAGTTGACAAGATTCTAGACAAATACATTACGGATGTTAAAAAACCAGGAATGCTATAATGCCTTGTTGCGAAGATACCTCAGACTTCATGTATCCAATGCTTGCGGATATTTATTACCCAATTATTAATCAAGGCAGCTATGGAGAAATCAAAAAAGAGTGGATGTTTGATCGCACAATTGCCTGTAATGCTAATACTTTTGGTGGTGCAGGAAAAGAAGAAATTAAACCAGAGGTGTTTACGCAACACGAAAATAAGCTAATTGCTAGAAGCAAAACTGACCTAAGAATATCTTCAAGAAACTCCAAGGAATCTAGCACAAATATCTTAATAACAAACATAAGGTCTTCACATGGTGAGTTGCTATACAAAGAAACTTCAGGTCCAAGATCTGGAAAAGGTAGTGTTTATGAAATAGCAACCCTTGAGCCATTTGTAGGTCCATTCTTGAATATTGAATACTACAAGATGGTTTGGAGAAAAACCGAAAATCAGGCGGTAGATAATTAATGAAAGTAACAATGAATGCAGACTCACTACAAAAGCAACTAACAAACATTGTTAGATATTCTTCTGGATTTCTTGAGGGTGCACAATCAGGGAAAAAAGTATTTTTAAATAATCTTGGAGAAAGCGTAATTGAAGTATTAAATAACTATATAGATGCTATGGCTAGATCAGACAAAGATGCACTACATCACGTCTATGAGTGGTACAAAACAGGATCACCAGCAGCCAGACTATTTGATTTGCAATATACTGTAAGTAACTTAGGACTATCCGTAAACTCATCATTTAGGCAATCGTCTTCAGTTTCTAAAGACAGCAGCACTCCATTTTATAACAAGGCAAGAATTATGGAAATGGGAATACCAGTTTCTATTAAACCCAAAAAAGCCTCAGCACTTGTGTTTCAGGATGCTGGAGAAACAATTTTTACAAAAAAACAAATTACGGTTAATAGTCCTGGAGGTACTGACGTTCAGGGGTCTTATGAAAGAGTCTTTGACAATTTTTTTAAAAACTACTTTACTCAAGCTTTTCTAAAGTCATCTGGCCTATCTCAGTACATATCAAATCCAACAATCTATAAAAAGAATTTTGCAGCAGGCTCAAAGGGTGGTAGGGGCCTAGGGGTTAAGACTGGGTATAGATGGATCGTCAATGCGAAAGTAGGTCTTGAATGACAATAAATCTTGAAACAATACCATTTCCACCACACTGGATAAACTCATATTTGTTTGATAAATTAGGTAATGACTATGGACCAAGCAAAGTTGGGATAGGCTCTGAACAAACAATCGTTCCATTCTTTGCCCCAACAACTACGGGACGTGAAGAGATATATCAGCAGCTAGTTTCAAACACAGGACTAGTTCAGCCAACAATGATTACATATGATAGGCTAATGCGTTTTAGGGCAACACCGTTTTATGGGATTAAAAGGGAACAGCTAATCTATACTATTTACGGTAGCGTTCAGTCTGTTCAAAACATTAACGTAATAATATCTCAGCTATTGGATAGGGAAGACGCAGCTGCTCAAGATGTAAATGACTGGGCTAGAGATAACCCCATATCACTAAACGGGGAAACTGTTCAATCTAACGTGTTTTTTCACAATTTTAGAGTATACCAAATAGACGAAACCAGAGACATTCTAGAGCTAAACTCAGTAAACATGAGCGAGTGGGCATCAAAAATAATCATTGAGTATGACTATCACGCTGCTAACGGAACAACGTTTAAATAGATAAAAACACTGGTATACTTGTTAGCGAGGAAACAAATCGCCAATTTATAACTGAATATACTATTTAGGAAAGAGGTAAAATTATGGCATATAATCGTGGTAATTCCAATAACATCATCGTTGGTGCAGCATCGTTTTTCGTAGCTGACACTGTCCTTGACGGTACTACCCTGCCTGCATTCGATGCCAATGAGTCCTACCGTGAGACACTGTCTAACGAAACAGACTTCACCAACATCGGATACACAATGAACGGTCTTGAGATCCAGTTCCAGCCTGACTTCGGAGAAGTACAGGTTGACCAGCTTCTAGACGTTGCAAAGCTATTCAAGCAGGGTATGCAGGTTAGCCTAGCAACTGCTTTTGCTGAGGCAACACTTGAGAACCTTCTTATTGCTCTAGCATATGGAGACACACAACTAACAGGAAACAAGTCACAATCTAACGGACAGACTCTAAACCTATCCGCTGGAGAGCTTGGCGAGTGCCCAGTTGAGCGTGGAATCATTGCTGTAGGTCCAGGTACAGGAGACTGTGCAGTTGGATCTTCTCTAGAGCGTGTCTACGCAGCTTACCGTGCTCTATCAATTGAGAACGTAACTGTATCTGCAAAGCGTGACGAGGCTTCAATGTTTGAAGTTTCATTCCGTCTTCTACCAGATGACTCTGAGGCATCTTACGGAAAGATCATTGACCGCACAATTACAGCTGCTTCCTAGTATCTAGGAATAGCTAAGACAGTCCCACCTCCTTTTTGGGGGTGGGATTCGTCATTTTATGATAAAATTAAAGAATGCCTACTGAAATATATAAAATTAGAAAAATAAAAACAATTGATGGTAAAGAGATTGAGATCATACCACTAAAAATTAAATACCTAAGAGAGTTAATGGAAATCTTTACCAGAACTCAAAACTCTACAACAGAAGAAGAGACAATTGGAGTGTTATCTGAATGTGCCTTGGTTGCAATGAAACAGTATTTTCCAAATCATTTTAAATCAGTAGAAGACCTAGAGGATAATTTTGACCTGTCCTCTATCTATGACCTACTTAATTATGCAGCTGGAATAGACATTAGAAAAAAGGGCGAAGAGGTAGTAGAAGAAGCTGCTAAAGAAGAAAAAGAAAAAACTACAACCTGGGAAAGTCTTGATTTAGCTAAGCTTGAATCAGAGGTATTTTTGCTGGGTATCTGGAAGAACTTTGATGAGCTAGAATTATCTATATCTATAGAAGAACTAATGCAAATTCTATCTATTACAAGAGAGCTTGACTACGAAGAAAAGAAGTTTTTGGCTGCCCTAGAAGGTGTTAACCTTGATGATAGACCAGCAGAAGATGGCGAAAAGGTAAGAGGCCAAAAAGAATGGGAAGACCTTAAGGCTAGGGTTGCATCTAATGGCATGGCAACTGACTCTAGAGACATTCTTGCATTGCAAGGAACAGCAGCTAGACAGGCTGGTTTTGGTATTGGTTTTGGTCTTGGATATGAAGACCAAAGAGATCCAGCAGTACTAAAAAAATAACCACCCTTGTGGTATAATTGGTTATAACCTAACGGTAGGTAGATAACATAAGGAGAAAAACCATGGCAACAACAGAGTATGTACCAGAAGTACTAACACTAATTGACGGAAGTAAGATTGAAGTGCGACCACTAAAAATTTCACTTCTTAAGCCCTTTATGAAAAAGTTTGAAGGGGTAGCCGCAGTAGCAGAGGACAATGAAAAATCAATGAACCTATTGCTAGATTGCGTAGCAATTGCTATGAAACAGTACAACCCAGAGCTAGCAGCAGACCCAGCCAAGCTGGAAGAGCTACTAGATTTGCCAACAGTTTACAAGATTGTTGAAGCAGCTTCTGGATCTGTTCTGAACGGTTCATAGAACTGATCTCTGAGAAAAGGTGAACCTGAATGGCTGATCTTAATGCCAATATTAATGTAGGAATTGAAACTACACAGGCATTAAACCAGCTTAAGGCACTTCAGAGACAAATATCACAGTTTCATCAGTCTGTAGCCAAATCAAGTGCACAGGCTGGAATCGCACAACGTGATCTGCAGAGGAACTTCCTGAATGGAGTAAATGCCATTCAGGGGTTTTCTGCTGAACTAAAAACTGTAAGAACAACTGCAGAAACTTTTACAAACTCTCTAGAAAAAAATAAGTTCTCTTTACGGCAGTATTTTAGATACGCTGCTGGAGCATCTAAGACATTTGGAAAAAACTTTTCTGCAGAAATGTCTACAATTGAAAAAACTGCAATAGAGCGAGTAAAGACCCTACAAACACAATACGTTAAGATGGGCCGTGATGCAAGCGGAGCCATGCAAGCAATTGCTATTCGTCCAACAGTATTGAATATGAAAGATCTGGGAACCCAGACTGCAATTGCTGCTCAAAAACAAGTTTTATTTAATCAACTAATAAAGCAAGGTTCTACAAACCTATTAAACTTTGGTAAAAATACTCAGTGGGCTGGTAGACAGCTTATGGTCGGTTTTACCCTGCCACTTGCTACTCTTGGAATTACAGCTGGACGTGTCTTTATGGACATGGAAAAAGCTGCAATCAAATTTAAAAAAGTTTATGGCGATCTGTTTACTGCTCCTGGAGAAACAGAAGAAGCAATGGAAAGCATCATTGAGCTTGGAAAAGCTTATACCGCATATGGTGTGTCAGTAGCAGATTCCCTTAGCATGGCTGCAGATGCAGCAGCAGCAGGTTTTGCTGGTATAGACTTGCAAAACCAAACAGCAGCAGCTTTAAAGCTATCTGTGCTAGGACAGCTAGAGTTACAAAAAGCCCTAGAGACAACCATATCTTTGCAAAACGCTTTTGGTATTTCGTCAGCTGAATTGGCAACAGAAATTGACTTCCTTAACGCAGTAGAAAACCAAACAGTTATATCCCTTGACGATATGACTACTGCAATTCCTAAAGTTGCCCCAGTTATAAAATCTCTTGGTGGTGATGTTAGGGACCTAGCCTTCTTTATGGCAGCTATGAAAGAAGGTGGAATTAATGCATCTGAAGGTGCAAACGCCTTAAAGTCTGGTCTCGCATCTTTGATTAACCCAACAGAACGAGCTAGGGAAATGCTCAGTGGTTTTGGTGTAAATCTAAGAGGAATTATTAATGCAAATCAGGGAGACGTAACTGGTGTCGTAGTAGACTTTGCAAATGCCTTGGATGAGCTAGATCCACTTAATCGTGCACAAGCAATTGAGCAATTATTTGGAAAGTTCCAATTTGCACGTCTATCAACATTGTTTGCTAACGTAGCAAAAGACGGTACTCAAGCAGCACGTGTTCTTGAACTAGCAGGATCTTCAGTAGAAGAGCTTGCTGCTTTATCAGAAGGCGAGCTTGGAGTCTCAGCTGCTTCTGCAATGAACAAGTTTCTTTCTGCAGTAGAAAATATAAAGCTTGCACTCGCTCCAATTGGAAAAACGTTTTTGGAAATTGCTACACCAATTATTGAGTTTGGTACTAAAATGCTGGAGGCATTTAACAATCTTCCTGACGGAATTAAGAAATCAATTGCAACTGTTATTACGGTAATTGGTGGTATTGGACCAATAGCCCTTATGACCTTTGGTCTAATTAATAATGGTATTGCTAATATGATTAAATTCTTTGCTACCGTTCGTCTTGGCTATCTAAAAATTACAGGTCAGGCTCAGGGTGTTGGTGATGAAACCAGCTACATGACTCAGGAGCAATTAGAAGCCGCAGCAGCTGCCGCCTCTCTTGATCAAGCTCACGCAGGACTAACACAAAGGTTTACAGCAGAAAAGACTGCTGTAGACCAACTTCGTATTGCCTATCAACAAGCAGCAGATGCAGGAGCAAGGTTTGCACTTCTTAATCCAGGAATGATGAAGAGTGGTGGTGCAACACAGGCAGAAGGTTTTGCAAGGGGTGGAATTATTTCAGGACCAGGTTCTGGAACATCAGATTCAATCCCAGCACTACTCTCTAATGGCGAAGCTGTTATACCTGCAGAACAAGTAAAGAAATATGCACCAGTAATAGAGGCTTTAATTGCAGGAAAGCTACCAGGTTTTTCCAAGGGCGTTATGCTTGGAATGCCAAAATCAATCAAGAGCGTAAGCAAAAGCAGAGAAGTCGGAGATGAAATATATCAAGACCTGCTAAAGAGTAGCTATGCAAACGTTCCACCCACAGAGTATGGTCACCAAATATCTAAAACATCTGGGCACAGCTTTCCAATATTTGGATTGGGTGGTGTTTACTCTAAGCCAGGTGGAGAAAAGGTTTTCGTTAAACCAGTATTGGATGAAGCAGCAGCACTTGCAGAAATTCGTGCTACGCAAATCGCTAGACAGGCACATGGATTAGAGGCACCAGAACAAAAAATTGTTGTAATAAGAGACCCACTAGATCCAACAAGAGAAAGAAGATTCCTTGCTCTTGAATCAGCTCTTGACACCAAGTTTATTCAAAATGAACCAAAAGCTATTTTTAATGAAGAGCAGTACTTTAGACAGTTGGTTGCATCACTTCTTCGTGTAGATAAAGATTTGTCAGCTTCAAACGTTTTTGGAAACGTAGTTGCAGATGTTGGACCAGCTGGAGTATTTGATAGAGCGTCTGGAAAAAGAGGTTTAAAGACAGACCTGCCATCCATGGAAGATCAAGCACTAATTAATCTTCTTGGAATTAAAGGCGGTGCTAAGAAAGCTTTTGCAGAATCTACCCTTGGACTAATGTCTGGAATGACAGCAGAACAATATCACCAAAGAATGATTGCAGAAATTCAAAGAGTTCTTCCAGCACTAAAACAGACAATAGCTGGGTTTGGACTAACAAATCCAAAAGAGGTGCAAGCCTACGACGCAATGATCAAGAGGCTAGAGACTGGTCTTGGCGTTGATTGGAGCAAGTTCCACGCTATTCATTCAAAGGTTGTTCCAACAGTTCCTAAAAAAGCAAAAGTTACACAGGCAGTTAACCTAGCTAATGGTGGAATGGTAAGAGGACCAGGTGGTCCAAAAGACGATGCTATTCCAGCAAACCTTTCTAACGGTGAAGCCGTTATTGATGCAGAAACGGTAAAGAAAAATCCAGGAATTATTGCTGCACTATTCCAAAAAAAGAAAATTAGAATACCAGGATATTCAGAAAACAATGGTCGTCACTTATCGGTTTCTCCAGAAAGTGGTGACGATGGCGGTAGCTTTAGAGAAATTTCTGTATACGGAAACGATGTAAGCTTACACTCTAAAACTGCAAACCAAGATCTTAACAAAGGAACCCTAGCTAGAGAAAAAGGTCAAGCAGGTGGAGCAGATCCAGCAATGCTTAGACAAGAGTTGATAGACGCTAAAGGTAAAATTTTAGCACCTATTATTTATGAGATTGCAAGCAATCTTGGAGCAACAACTCCTGCAGAAGTACAAGCTTTGCTTCAAGATAGACCAGAACTAATTCAGCTTGCAAAAGATGTTTCAGATGGAATGGCTGGAGAGTTAGAAAACCTAGTTGATGGACTTTCTGATCCAGAGTATGCAGAGATATTTAGAAGACAATTACGTGAAAAGGTTGCAGCTCTTGACGAAGACATTCAACAAGCTGCAGAAGAAGTTATTACCGAAATCACCACCATTGAAGATAATACAGTACAAAGAATAAGATCAAAGGGTGGAGTTGAAGCACAGGGAAGAATTAAAGCCTTTCAAGACAAACAGACCTACAGGGCAAACGAGCAAAACTACAAAAATCTAGCAAGCAACATGTTTGATGAAGGCACTCTTCCAAGCCAGCCAGTCCTAACTCATCTAGGTAAAAGACCAAAAGTAAGATCTCAAGCAGAGTTTGACGAAACTTTTGCAGCAGACTTAGCACCAGAAGCTCAACGCATGAAGGACAATCTGCAAAATGGGATTGTTCAAATATACAAGTCGGGACTTGCCGATCTAAAAGTAGAAATACCAGCAGCTCAAGTAGAACAACTGAAAGCAGGCGTAAGAGGAAGTTTCGCAAAGGGCATGAGAGACTTGTATAATGCGGGAGTTCAAGCAGTAAAAGATGGTCTTGGCATAGAGTCTCCAGCTAAAGAAATTACAAACGTTGCAGACGAGGTTGCAGCTGGTGCTCGTGAATCAAAGCCAGAAGCTAAGATTGCTGGAGAAGAGCTTGGTGCAACAATAACAAGCTCAGCAGCTACTCAAGCAAGAAGAAAAACAACAGACGGTAACTTAGTAATTGATCCACAAACAAATATGTATCAAGAGCAAGGCAAGATGGCCAAGCTTCTAGAAAATAGACAGCTCGGTTTGGCCAGGGCATCAAATATGCAGCTGCAAGCGGTAAATCAGTTTGGTGCAAGACTTTCTGGTCTTGGAATTGGGCTAAGCTCTGTAACAGGAATTGCTTCAATGTTTGGTGGAAAAATTGGAGAGCTTGCAGGAATAGTAATGCAGGTAACTAGCCTTATGTTTGCTTTGGGAGCAGCTACAGCAACACTTACAAAACTTAAAATGGCAGAAGCAACAGCAACGGCAGTAAACTCTCTTAGAAGAGGGGGAGGGGGAATGGTTTCCCTAGATGCTGCTGGTAAGCCAATGCCAGCAACTATAACTCCTGGCCTAACGCCAGCCAAGGGAGCGGTCGCAGCTGGTGGAGGCTTTAGGGGTGGAGCTAAGGGGATGGCTGGACTTGGCAACGTTATAAAGAATGTTGTTGCTATGTTTATGAACCTTGTCGGATTAGGCAAACTAGTCACGGCAGGATTTATAAGAATGATTCCTGTTGTTGGATGGATAGTTACTGGACTAACAGCTCTTGCTCTTATTTTCCAAAAATCTAGTGAAGCAATTAATGGACTTGGAGACACAGCAAACCTTTCTTCAAAAAAGATAGAAAGTTTAGCAGATATTTTTGGGGTAACTGCAAGAACTGCTGACTTTGCATCTAAGTTTACAGGAGCATCTGCTAAAACTTCTGAAGAAAAGAACCAAGTAGAAATGGTGTTAAACTCAGACAAATTTAAAGAAGATTTCCAAGTTAATATAGATGCTATCAAGGGTGCGAGCGAAGAAGATGCAGAACGAGTTCTAAACTCTTTGGCAGTTCAGCTTTCATCTTCAGGATTTGAAGCAGACGCAGTAAAGGCTATTATAGATGCTATTGTTATTGAATCAGGACAAGAAAATCTAGAGCTAAAGTTTGCCTCTATTGACTTTAAGTCTGAAGAGGGGCTTGCCAATATGCAATCACTAGCAACAGAGTCAGCCGAAAGACTCAACAGCTCTTTTGCTAGCTATGATTTTGGAGATGCTCTTCTTGGATGGATGGGTGGTGGCCAGCTTAAAACACAAATTCAAACAACTGCTGGAGAATTTACAACACTATTTCAAGCTCTTCAAATGGGATTTGCAGATGGAGAAATTAGCTCTGAAGACTTTAATGCTCAACTAACAAACTTAAATAATCAAATTAAATCTCTAGATCCGTCAGCAGCTAAAGAACTAGTTGCTGCCCTAGCAGACAACTTAGGAATTAAAGATAAAGTTAAGGGTTTGTCAAACTTTGAAGATCAACTACTACTTATAAATGCTGCTGCTGCAGATATTGAAATCCCAGACAAGGTTGTAAAGCTTCTTGAAAGAGCTAGCGAAGCTGGGGCAGATGCAAAAACAATACAGGCAGCCACAAAAGCTAGAAAAGAAATGAATGAGCTCATTAAGGAAGAAACAGACCTTAAAGAAGAGCTAAGACTAGAAGAAGAAAAGCAAGAGCTTATGACAGCTGCAGTTGAAGAGGCAAGGGCTAGTTTAGAAGAACAAATCACAGCTCTTGAGCATCAATCAACTGCATACGATATTCTTACAGAGGCAGGTTTTGATGCAGCTACAGCAATAGACTTGGTTGGAGATGCTGCTGTTGCACAAGCACTAGCTTTGGCTGGAAGTGCAGACGAGCGTCAAAAAATTATAAACGATTTAATAACACTAAGAAACCTTCAAAACGATGCATCCGCAAGATCAGCTAGGGCTACTGGCGGAGGTGGCGGTGGTGGCGGATCCAAGAGTGATGTCCAGCAGGCTCTTGAAGATCTAGGAAAACAAAGAACAGAAATTAAAAATAATATTGCTGCATATTCTGGATTGAGGCAGGCTGGGTTTAGTGCAGCAGAAGCAGCAACCGTAGCTGGAGATGCTCAACTATCTGCTGCTCTTGCATCTACAAAGGTTGGAAGTGCAAAATGGAAAGAGCTTGTAAACCAGATTAAGCTAGTTAGACTTGAGGCACTAGAAACTTCTGAAGGACTTCGTGATGCCTTTGACGGATTGCAGAGCCAGGCAAATGAATACTATGACATCCTCGAAAGACAGGTTGAAAGAAAGTATGCAGACGGACTTCGTGCAGCTGAAAAACAAGCAAAAGAACTTACAAGAGCTATAGATGTTTTAAACAGAATTACTGAAGCTTACCAAGAACAGGTTGACGACATACAAAGAAGTATTGAGATACAGTTTGATAGGCCAATTGAAGCACTGAATGAAGAGTCCTCTGACCTTGCAAATGACTTAACGCTTATGGACCATGCAGCCGACAAAATTACTAAACGTTATGATGAACAAGCCAAGGCTTTAGCTCAGGTTGCAAAAGTTAATCAACAAATAATTAATCAGCAAAAAGCTCAAACTAATCTAGCAGATGCTCTTGCCTCTGGAGACATTGGTGCAGCAGCTGGTCTTATGCAAGACATGAGAGCTGCAGAAGCAGATGCAGCAGCACAGAATCAAGAAGATAGTCTTAATGCAGCAAAAGAATCTGAGATTGCAAGCTTACGCTCAGCTAGCGGAATGTCAAGGGTAGAAATTGAAGAACGTCAATTTGAGATTTCTCAACAGATTTATCAACTAGAAGAACAAAGAGAGGAAGTTCTTGTTGAGGTTCAAAAGCTTGAAGATGCTATTTATGACATTCAAGAAAACAGAATTGAACCACTAGAGAATCAGCTACAAATAAATGAGGATATTGTTCAAGCTATAGAAGATCAAAAAGATGAAGAGATAGAGGCAATTGATGCTCAAAGACGAAAGTGGGAAGATGCTGAACTAGCTCTTGACTTAGCAAAGGTTGAAGCTGGAGAGTTTAACGACGCTCTTGATATGGCAAGGCAGCTTACTGGGGATGTTGTTAGAGACTGGCGTTCATTAAAAGATCAAACAAGAAGACTTACTATTGAAACTGTAACTAAGAGTGTTGGAGGAGCTGGAACCGCAGCTGCAATTGTTGCAGAACAAGGTTCTGGCGGCGGTGGTGGAGGTAGTGATGACACAATTCCAGAACCTAAAGAAGTACAAGAGGGTAGCGGTTCAGAAACAGCTGAAGGTGGTAAGGACTTCGTAGCAGAGGCATTTAGTTGGCTAGAAGATCAAGGAGCTTCTGTTGGACAATGGTGGAATGGCGTTCTTCTTGTCCTTGCAGCGGAATGGCAGGCTGTAGTTGACGGATTCTTAACTCCAATCAACAATGTTTTTGTGGCCATAGGTTCATTCATAGATACACTAATACTACAGCCTCTTGGAAAGCTTTGGGATGAGACTGGTGGCAAGTGGCTGGGTGCTATCGGCCAAGGGCTGTCTGACATTTGGGCAGGAATTACTAGCTGGTACGATTCTACAGTTGGTCCGTGGTGGGATAGCACAATTGGTTCCTTCCTCAATGATGTTGGTAGCTGGTTCCAAGGTGTATTTGACAATATTGGAAGTGCCGTTGGAGATGCAGGGGATTGGATTGGACAAAAAGCAAATGACGTAGGAGCTTGGTTTGGTGAAGCTGGCACAAATGTTTCTAATTGGTGGGATGGAGTTATGGGCGGTTGGAACAGCCTACAAGAAGATCCAGTTAAGTGGGGAGAAGACTTAGCAAAACAAACCCAACAAGCGTTTGGAAATGCAGCAACTGCAGTTTCAGATTGGTTTAGTCAAGTTGGTTCAGATCTTTCTCAGGGTGGACAAAACCTCTGGTCTAGAATACAAAATATTGGACCATGGCTAGCTCAACAATGGACTAACATTTCGACTTGGTTCTCAAACCTGCCTACTAACCTTGGAATTGCAGCTGGAGAGCTTTGGGGACATATACAAAATATTGGAGAATGGCTTGCGACGCAATGGACAAACTTCCAAACTTGGATGACCACAGACCTTCCTGCAGGCATACTAGCTTGGGGTGCTAGTATATGGCAAGGAATGCAAGACGTGGGGGCTTGGTTGTCTACACAGTGGACAAACTTTATGACCTGGATGACTGTAACTCTTCCTGCAGGCATACTAGCTTGGGGTGCTAGTATATGGCAAGGAATGCAAGACGTGGGGGCTTGGTTGTCTACACAGTGGACAAACTTCCAAACCTGGATGACCGTCACGCTGCCAGCAGGTATTCTTTCTTGGGGAGCGTCAATTTGGAATGGAGTGCAAAACATTGGAGCTTGGCTAACTACGCAGTGGAATAACTTTAAAACTTGGTTGACAGTAACCCTTCCTAATGGAGTGGTTAGCTGGGCAAAAAACATTTGGACAAATGGTATGCCAAGCCTCTCTAACTGGTTAGCAGCAAAAGCAGAAGAGCTTAGACTTTGGATCGTGGGCTTGCCAGGTAGAATTGGAAACTGGGCCAAAAATCTTTGGGATGGTTTTTGGAGTGGATTTAAAGCTGGAGAAGCAAACACCAGAACCACAAATAGGGCTGGTGGTGGATATGTTTCTGGTCCAGGAAGTTCAACCTCAGATTCAATTCCAGCAAACCTGTCTGATGGAGAGTTTGTGGTTCAAGCATCTTCTGTTAAGAAATTTGGTAGAGGCTTCTTAAACTCTATAAACAGAGGACAGCTACCATCAGCTGCAAGAAGACCTGTTAGAGTTGCTATGCCTAAGCCATCATTTGGTAAGCCTGGAATGCAAATACCATATCCTATGCCACAAGTAATAGACGAGCCGAGCTTTAATCTAAGACCATTACCAGAATTTACAAAACCAGGATTTAACTTACCACAAAAAGAAGGATCCTTTAACCTTTCTAATGAAATTAGAAAACAGCCTAGACAAGAAAATAGTTCTCCAAACTTGGACAATTCAGTGTATAATTATAGCTTGAGTGTAAATGTTGAGGGTACTAACTCTACCCCAGACCAAATAGCTAATGTAGTAATGAGAAAACTACAAGGAATTGAATCACAAAGAGTGAGAGGACAGGTGATTAGATAGTGTCAGCATCCTCAAACTATATCTATGGTAACGGTTCAGCAACTCCACCCATTAAGGGTAGGAAAACCTGGAAAAGACCACAGGCAATGCTTTGGTCGGAAGCAGCTCCAACAATTGTTGGTGAAAGACTTATGCCTGTTGGATACGAAATTGGATCTAGCCTAAGTGGAAGATCTGGTGCAAATCAAAACGATGCCTTCTTAATATTATCTGATCACAACAGATCATCCCTAGAGGTATCTACAGAAAGAATTGAACAAAGACAAAGAATGGCAAATGGAACCATGCGTTCATACCACATTGCAGATAAGCTAACAATTAGCACTAGCTGGGATATGCTACCATCAAGAAGTTTTAAAAACAGGCCAGACTTTTCTCAATTAAATGGATTACCAGATATAGAAAGATCCAAGGTCGTTGACGACGATAATAATCCAATTACTCCAGATCAGTCTAGGGTAATATCTCCTTCAGGATCTAGATATGTTGCAGACCAACAGTACACTGTTGACGGTGGTGCAGGTGGCGGAGAGATGCTAGATTGGTATGAAAACCACAAAGGACCTTTCTGGGTGCTGCTATCTTACGACAAATACAATAATTTTGGAGATGACGATGCAGCAAGAACCCATTTAGCAGAATATACTGATGCTAGACAGATGTATATTTCAAGCTTTTCATACTCAATCGTAAAGCGTGGTGGAAATAATTTTGATATGTGGGATGTTTCTGTAAGCTTGGAAGAGGTTTAAGTGTTTCAGAATGATGAGCTAAAGAATCATCTGGAAACATCTTTTTCAGTTGAGTCAGAACCAGCGGTAATTGCAGAGTGGAATATGAACATTCCAGGCAACATTAGAAAAATAGGTAACTATCGCTATAGAGAAAACAGCACACAGTATAGTGTTTTGCCAAACATTTTTGATAACCAAGATGCTGGAAATTTTTATACTGGTGCAACAGATGCTAGCGTTGCTGTTCAAGATGGATTTAAAGAAGATGGTAGCGTCCCAGAAGTTTTTGTTTACCCCAAAAATAAAGAAAAAATGCTTTACTCTTTAGAAGATTGTCTAAAACCTTTTAGACCAAGGTCTGGAATAAACAAACTTTCTTATTTTAATAACAAGTTTTTGTCATTTCCGAATGTTGATATGTTCTTACGTCCAAGATATTATATGCCAACTAAAGATGACGAGTTTAAGTATTGGAGATCTTACAGGGCAGAAAGCGATACCAATATAGCATACCCATCAATCATTAGCGATGATGTTGTTATTAGCAACATATCTGGTTCTCGCCTTAACTGGTCAGCTGTAGTATCTAACCTTACCTCTGTATCAGAGCTTTCTGTTGGAAAAGTTTTTGCTGTGCTCTTAAAAACAGCAACAACTCTTGGCTCTTCTGCAACAGTAACAAACATAGCTTCTATTGAAAATTCTACAGGCTGGACAGCAACCCTGACAGGACTGACTTCAACCGCAGACGTGGTGGTTGGAGACCAAATAACTGCTACTCAGACAAGTCCAGTTTCTGGAAGTCTTTTTGGTGGAACACCAACCTCAGTTACGGTATTGTCTATACCAAACAACACTTCTATAACTTATTCTGTTATTGGTGGAACAACACCAGTAGCAGGTTCTATTGCTGACGTAAAAACGGTTCCAGCAAATCTTGGAACTGGATTGGCAACGGTAACTCAAATATTAGGACCAACATCTGTAATAGCATTAATTGCAAGCGAACAAAATATAACATATGGTTCTATTAAAAGCTTATATGTAAATAGATACAGGCTTAATGAAGAATACGGAATATCTAAAAATAGCTCTAGTGGAAGATATGTTATCGAAGACACCAATCCCTTTGTTGCATACAAAGAGCCAGTCCCAGCAAACAGGATTGTTTTAAAAGTTCAAACAAACGTTGGAGACAAAAATCTTGGCCCCTTTAGAACAAGAGGTGGCAGAGATTTGTCGGATCCATTTTTTGGAGAATCTAACAAAACCGTACCTAAAACATTTAAGATTGAATTTTTAAATGAACGTGACGAGTGGGAGACCGCTATTTCTTTTAATGAAACATCTGTTAGAGATGATGGGTTTTCACCAATATTTGGTGCTGACGGACATCTCAGCATTGAGTATGGAATAGAAGTTCCTGCAAGCTATAAAAATAACTTTGTTCTTGTTGGAACAGTTACTAGTTCTATTACTTTACCAGAAAGCAATGTTGTTGGTAAGGCATATTTGGTAGTAACAGAATCTAACACAATGGGCACACTGTATGTGTTTAATGGTCAAGTTTATGAAACTTTTACACCAAACTATAAGTGGTTTGTCGGAAAAGACGGGGTCTATGAAAACACACACTTTGTAACTGACTTTACCAATCCATCATACTACAGAGAACCAGGAAGCAATAAGAATAAGTATAGGGAGTTTGTTTTTATAAAGGGAATTAGAATAGTTGTAAAAACTATGAATACCCCAAACACTCCACTAGAGCTTATTGAGATTTCTCCTAGATTAGTAGCAAATCTTTCTGGTAGCTTAATAAGTTTTGACGTAACAAAGTCAGCTGCTGATTTAAGCTCATCTGCCCTACCAGTAGGACAAATTATGGCTGGAACTGGAAGCCTAACTCTTTTTGATAACGATCAATCTTTTAACACAAACAATGCTTGGAACTTTACAACAAATAGTGGAAGTATTATTGCTAAGCACATTGATAAAAACATAAAATTTGTTTTTTATGAAGTTATAAAAAACGTTAATGATTCAAACTATTATGTTCCAATTAAAACGCTCTATTCCGAAGGCTTCTCAGAACGAAATGCTCAAAATGGAGAAACTAGACTAAACCTAAGAGATTTTTATTTTTATTTTGAATCTTTAAAAGCACCAAGAATTTTGCTAACAGAGATATCTTTAAGTCAGGCAGTGTGCATACTTCTAGATTCTGTTGGTTTTTCTAATTATGTATTTAAAAGAAAGCTTGGTGTTGCAGATCCTGTTATCCCTAACTTTTTTATTCCACCAGAACAAAGCATTGCAGAAACTCTAGCTCAATTATCAAGAGCAACTCAGTCAGCAATGTTCTTTGATGAATACAATAATTTTGTTATTATGACAAAAGAATACATGCTAGATGAGTCAGAAGACAGAAGCCTAGATACAACCATTTATGGTTCTTCTGTAAGCAACAAACTCCCAAGCATTGTTGAAATTTCTTCTCAAGACAAAACTGTGTATAATGCTGGAACAGTTAACTTTACATCAAGAGAGATTGAAAGAACTGCTGGAACAATTCAGCAAAACAAGTTTGTGGATAGACAGTATGTTTACAAGCCGTCTCTTTTGTGGGAAGTTTCGGGAAGCAGTAAGACATCATCTTCAAATGCTGGCAACCAATCTGGGTATGTATTAGCTGCAACACCACTAAATACAGATCTAACCAGCAGCGTTCCAGAGGTGTCAGTAAACAGAGAGCTAATAAACAACACCTTTGATGTTGGAGAAAATGCTTACTGGCTTGCTAGATTCCAGGGCCTGTTTTATGCAAATGGAGAAATAATTAAGTATGACGCTGTTGAGTATGTGGTTACTGGAATTGGTAACGTATGGATATCTACTAATCTTGAATATCAAGACTACTTTTCAAAAATTCCATTTAATGGAAAAATGTACCCTACAGGACTCGTCAGAATTTTTGCAGAACCATACTATGAAACCATTGAGGGTATAACAATTACAACAAACAACAGAGACTCCAGCGTTTCTGTAAGACTCAAGCCAGGAGAAGTAGTTTCTCACGGACGTGGTCAGTTTGGAACACCAGTCGTAAATCATAAGGCTGGTCTAGATCCTTACTGGTCAGACAATGAAAACATTCAGGGTTGCGAAATGCAAAGCGAAGTTTTATTCTCTACAGAAATTAATCCAGAAACTCAAGCAACAACAATTGGGGCTGCTGGTTTAGCAAAAGAAGTTGCAATAAAAAGTCAAAGAAATGGAATTATTAGAAACTTTTTATCTTCAAAATACTCTACAGAAACTGATGTTTCATCATTAAAAACAACTCAAGCAGCGACCATGCAGTCCTCAGCTTTAGTTATGACTGGGCCAGACTTTGCTTCAGAAACAAATCCAAGAAATCACGTTTCCTATGTTTATAAAAAACTTAATAAAGCCTACAAGCACCTTGGAACAAGAGTAAGGATTATTGGAAAGGTCGAAGCTGCTGGAAACAGGTCTCAAACTGTCGTTGGTGGTATGACATATTTTAATGTTTCAAATACTGATCAAACAAAAAACGTTTCAGTTGGTGGTGGCTCAGCTGGAATAAACCTTGTTAATCCAGAAACAAATAATGGATATTACTTTGAAATTGCAGCACTAACCACTTCTGGAATAGAAGACTTATTAAAAAGAAACGAAAGAGGAGAGGCAACAGTCTCTATTGAAAATATTCTTTTTTATAAAATAAAGAAAAGCACAGATCCAGCAAACACTAAAGCAGTTCCAGTAAAGTTATGGGGTGGTGTTGGCAATATAGTTGTTGACGATGGTAATTTTGCTGGACAGTATAGGTTTACTGGAGAGAAAAATCCAACGGTGTATGACTTGGCCATTGAGTATGTAGATGTTAATGAATCAAGAAGAGACTTTTATCTATATATTAATCAACAGCTAGTATCTAGAGTAACTGACAACGATCCATTACCAATCGTAAACTCTTCAATCGGACTATTTGTTCGTGGAAATGCTAAAGCTATGTTTGAAAACATATACGCCCTTGGAAAAAACTATGCAACAAACTCAGTCTTTGATACAAATGTTCCAATAGCAAAGATTTTTGGTGACTCTGATGCTCAAGTTAATGCGATTGAAGCTATGAGCAAGTATGCCTTAAGCGGAATAGTGCAAAATACATATCTTAGTGGGATTAACGCAACATCTGTGCCAGAATATGATTTATATTTTGAAGAGTTTGGAACGATTATGCGTGAAGCTGCATACTTTAATATTAAATATGAACGTGCATATCCAGCACTATTTGCTAAGATTGCCCCAACGTTTAACAGGATAAAGGGGTACACTGTTTCTGGATTTACCGCAGACTCGTATGGAGCAGAATTCTTAGTGTTTAACAATACAGACACCATACTAAAGCTTGACTCAAACACAAGCAACGCACTTAGAATTTCAGGTGTTGCATTTACAGGAGAAAACACTACAAGCGTAACTGTCGATGACTTCTTAAAGAAAAAAGGAAGCACTTCAGATCCAGAACTAAAAGGCTCTACTGTGCTGGAGTCTCCGTTTAAGTTTATAGAGCAGTATGAAAAGGTTAGACAGAGCAGAATCCTTTATGGAAAAAATGATTTTACGCTAGACTCCATTTATATACAAGACCTAGATACAGCAGAAGACCTTTTGGGATGGATTATTAATAAAAATATTAGACCACGCAAGTCAGTTGGACTAAACATTTTTTCAATGCCAACCCTTCAATTGGGTGACCTTGTAAATATTTACTACAAAGATTCAGACGGTATTGATTTAGTAACCCCAGAATCCGTAAGGTATGTAGTATATAATATTAGCTATAGTAGATCAGTTAGTGGTCCCTCTATGAGCGTTTATTTGAGTGAGGTATAAAAATGGTAATGAGAAGAGATGGTGGTGGTTCTAAAGCACCAACTAGAACTAAAGCTCAAATAGAAGCAGACGAAAGAGCAAGAGCTGCAGCAGCAAAGGCAGCAGCAGATAGAGCAGCAGCTTCTAGGCAAACAAAAGCTCAGATAGAACGCCAAGAAAGAGCTGAGGCGGAAAGAATTGCACGAATTAAAGCTACTGGTCCAAGAGGTGCAGACGCCATGGATCGTTGGATCAATAAGCCAGCCGCTAAACCAGTCGTTGCGTCAACAACTACAAACAATAACGTTAGCTCAGGAGGTTCATCCAGATCCTCTTCAACCTCACAATCATCCTCATCAAGCAGTAGCACTTCATCAAGTAGCAACACCTCATCAAGCACAACTACTGAGACATCTCAAAACTCAACACCAGACACTCCAGCAGACTCTTCAGCTAGCTCAGGATCCAGCACGACAACAACACCACCAGTTAAGAGTGCACCAATTGATACCGTAGAGTTTGTTGATGAAACGTTTAGTGCAGAATTAATCACAGACCTACTTTTTGAAGATGTTGGTGGGCAAGAAATTTTAACTATTGCCAGGGGCGATACAGTTAATGGTCAAGACGTTATTTATCAGCCATTTAAAAATCTTGGAATTTTGCAAGAAATTTATAACCCAACCACATTGCTAAGGGTACAGGGAACTTCAGACAGGTTCTTTTCAAACTTTACAATTAACCTAAGAGATAAGATTCCAAAGGTTGGTAGTGGTGAAGATGGCAAAAACTATAAGCTAGATCTGGCAACTGGTGAGGGTATTATAGAGTTTATCAATATAAAACCTGATGAACAAATAGAGGTACAAATCATCAGTAATGGTATAATAGAAAACATAGGAATTTAAATATGATAACTAATATTGGTAAAAGCATTATTGCAAAGTATCTCATTGGAGATGCCCCAGCATATGCCTCATTTATAGCTTTGGGCTGTGGTGCTGCTCCAAGAAACAACATCAATACTGCAACTGGCGTTAGCTCTTCTGGAACAACCTTTACAACAACTAGCACAGCTGGCCTTTGGGTTGGTGCTCAAATAGTTAAAGAGTCTGGAACTGGAACACTCTCTACTTTAGAAAATACAATCGTAACATCTATATCAAGTGAAACTCAGTTTGTGGTTAACAGAGCTCCTACACAAAACTTTAGTTCAGCTACTCTAAAAATTCAAACAAACTCAGAAAAGAATGCTTTAGATTTTGAAATGTTTCGTGTTCCAATTTCTTCACGTGGGTATGTAAATGATAATGGTGTTAATAAAATTGTTTTAACTGCACAACTACCCACAGAAGAAAGGTACGAAATTTCAGAAATTGGTGTATATTCTGCAGGATCTAACTCAGCAGCTGGAAAATTTGATAGCAAAACAATATCTGCTTTTTCTGGAGAAGAAATATGGGAGCTTGTTTTAGGTGGCACAAGAACAAGTGCATCAGCATCAAACCAAAACTTTCCAGAATCACAAAACTCTATAGTTAATGGTTCCAACATTATTAGCGTTGATCTTGAAGCTACATCAACACCAGAAACTTTACAGCCATTAGCAATTAAAACAACAACAAGCAATGCCATTTTTTCTAATGATGAGAGGCTGAATAGATATGAAAGGCCAAGATACCTTTCAAGTGTGCTTTTGTTAAGGGGTGACTCATCATCTATATATTCAAATGGAACAAGCATTAGTCCTTATGGAGATAAAAAGTTTTTACAAACAACAGGACTTCCTATAGACCTAACCAAAAACTCATCATCAGACATAATGAAGTTAGCATTTTCAATTATTTCAGTAGACGGACAATCTGAAGCTATTCCAGAAGCAGTAAACATAATTATTGAGTTTAGTAATAGTGGGGGAACCCAGTATGCATGGATGCAAGTTGAAGCAAAAAGCCCATCAAGCTATTCAGTAGGTAACAGATACGTTGTTGCAACAAAAAGACTAGATGAGTTATTTTATAGTTCTGAGTTATTTTCTTGGCTAGATGTGTCAGTAGTAAAGGTTTATGTAACCACTACTCAAACCATATCAGTTACTAACAAGAAATTAACAAGCAATGTTGCAGTTATTACAACTGGAGCTCCTCACGGATTTGCAGTGGGCGACTACGTAAGGGTCAGGAATGTAGATTCGGTATTTAATGGAATTCACTTGATTACTGGAGTAGATTCAAACACTTTCACTTATACAAAAACAAACACCAATGTTTCAACAACAACCTCAAGCGGCACTGTTGAGTTTGCAAGTGATCAGTTTTATGTAGCCCTTGACGCTCTTAGACTAGACAACATAAGCACAATAAACCCTATATACGGCTTAACAGGATATTCTATTGTTCAGAACGACGACAAGCTTACAATTCTTAAACAAGCAAACACCACCAACTATATTGAGTATAGATTTGTACTGGATGTGACTTAATGGTTGATGTTGGTATTAAACAAATCAAAATTAACAAAACCGAGTTTCCACTAGTTCAGCTAACTACAGTAACTAATCATCTACTGGATAGGGAAGAGGTTAGCGGTCTTCATTATGATTTTAGATACCGCATAGTTTCTGAAGACAGAAATAGATTTTCTCATTGGTCAGAAATTATTAGGTATGCAATGCCAAATGTAACAACGCCCTTTCCATACACAACAACTAACAGAATTTCAGTAAGCAAGACTGGAGATATTGTTAATATAGTTTGGTCTTTTCCAAATGACTCAGAAATTGCACAACAAATGGCACTACCACCTGAAGATCCAAACTACATGAGTCCTGAAGAAGCAAACTATATTAAATTTTTTAGAGACGGAAATAGCTATGATATTTGGATTAGGTGGAACAACTCTAACACAGAAGATCCAGAAGCAACAGGGTGGTCTGATTGGGAACTTAGTACCACTACAGCAACTAATAATTTTTCAATTCTAAAGCCAACTGAAAGAGCTGCAGTAGACGTGGCAATTCAATTTCCAGCTATACCAAAAATAAGAGACTATTATAACAATAAGCTAACTCTTTTTAAAAAGACTCAAAAGAACATATAGCTTTCTGGTATAATTTAATTAGGAGAATACTATGGCAAAAATACCACTACCAGAGCGAGGCCAACCAGTTGACGTCAGCTATATCTATCAAATTACCAATGCTGTAAATCAGTTATCTGATCAGGTGTCTACGACTGGTTATAACTATACTAGTATTGATACCCCATCAGCGGGTAAGCAAAACATTAAAACTTCAGAGTCAAGAATTATTGGAGGCTCAGTTGTTGTTACATCAAATACCACTCAAGCTGCAGATAGCATAAAAACATTTACATATTCTTATAATGGAAACTTTAAGTACACACCCATAGCTACAGCTACTGTTGTAAATACTGGTGGTGTTGACACTGCAGGAGAAGGTGCTACCGTTGTTCTAACAAGCGTTGACGCAAATGGATTAACTGGTTTGGTTAGATTTGACAAAGGTGGAAAAGCATCCACAACAGTTAATCTAATTATAATCGGAATTCCAAACTAATGCAGACTAACGAAAAAAAAATACTAGACGAAAAATATAACCAGGAGTCTGTTATTCCTGGCAATAAAAAAGTTTGGTTCTTAAATGGAGACCTTGTCAGACCACACCACACTAGCAGGTCTACTGGAATGGTAACTCTGTATAACATCACAAAAGATCGTATGGAGTCTTGCTTTACATCTGACTTTAAACGCAATCGTGAAAGAGCTTACACTGTGGGAGAAACGGCAAAGTTGGTTAACCGTCATAAAAAGTATATGCCCAGCTTAATGAAGCGTGGGGTAATTCCATTTCCTATGGGGTCATCAAAAGATGGAAAAACTGGCTGGCAAATAAGAAGCTATTACTCAGAGTCGCAAGTAAAAGAGATTCGTGATATACTTGCATCTATACATATTGGACAACCAAGAAAAGATGGTTTAATTACAAACAATATGACGCCAACAAACCAGGAGTTGACAAGACGAATGGGAGATGGTATACTGACATATACAAAGACAGAAGATGGTAGATTTATACCTGTCTGGTCAGAATCTATTTAATACCGTGAGGGGTAGGAAAATGAATAACGAAGAAACTAAGGTAAATGTTACTCTAGGATATACACTTAATCTAGGTAACTTTCAGTCTCTGCGTCTAGATCTTGGGGTAGTTGACTCAAGACGTGATGGAGAAACTGTTAACGACGCATTTGAGCGTGTGTATAAGTTTGTTGAAGACAAGCTAACAGAAAAACTATCAGAAGCAAAGTCTGAAATAGACGAGTAATGGCTGAACGTAAAGACCGCATGGCTTTACTTGGCACCTACTCTAGTCAACATCTTAAAAAGTATGGTGCAAAGCCAGTACTTAACCTAAATACAGAACAGTGGGCAGCAGATGCCATTGTTGAATCATTTGGCCTTGACTTAGCCATGAAATTAGTGTACTATTATTTTGAAGTAGCACAAAAACCAAGCTGGACATTTTATGCCTATAATGCAGAAAAGATTTTGCAGGCTATGGATGAAAAGGTAAAAGACGATAAAGAGCGAGCAGAGCGTAGAGAGATGGCTAAAAGGTGGCTAAGTGAGTAATACAGAATCTAAGGTAATATCAGCAGTATTATCAGACAAGCAGATGCACGTATTGCTTCAGGCAAATGTAGACAGCCTCTTAACTACACATCTTGACATCTGGACGTTCATTCGTAAATACTTTGAAACAAATCAGTCTGTTCCACCAACCTCTTTGGTTGTAGAAAAGTTTCGTGACTTCTCACCAGTTGACGGTATTGGATCAACCAAACACCACCTAGATGAACTACAAACAGAATACCTAAATGATAGTCTAAAAGGCATACTAAGAAATGCTGCACAAGAGGTTCAAAATGGACAGGGTGGTCTAGCTCTAGAAGAGCTTATTACAAAAACCTCAGAGCTGAAAAAGAACACTTCTGCAATTCGTGACATTGATGTGACTGACCTTGAGTCTGCAGTAGCATACTTTGAAAACGTAAAGGCACAACAGGCTCTTGGTGTTACTGGTATTAAAACTAATCTGCCAGGATTTGACAACTACTTGCCAGCTGGAATTATGCCAGGACAGCTTGGAGTGTTCCTTGCTTATCCAGGAATTGGTAAGTCGTGGATGGCTTTATATTTTGCGGTACAGGCATGGAAGCAGGGCAAGTCACCACTAATCATATCTCTAGAAATGTCAGAGACAGAAGTTCGTAATCGTGTATTTACCATTATGGGCGAGGGTTTGTGGTCACACCGTAAGATTAGCAATGGCGATATTGAGCTAGATATGCTAAAGAAGTGGCACGAGAAAGAGATTGCTGGTAAGCCAGAGTTTCACATCATCTCTAACGACTCTGGTGGAGAGATCAACCCATCAGTTCTACGTGGAAAAATTGACCAGTATAAGCCTGACTTTATTATTGTTGACTACCTACAGCTCATGTCCCCAAACCAAAGATCTGAGAACGAGGTTGTTCGTATGAAGAACCTGTCTCGTGAACTAAAGCTTCTTGCTATTGGTGAAGAGGTTCCAATCATTGCTATTTCATCAGCCACACCTGACGATGTGAATGACCTGAGTGGTGTTCCTACTCTAGGACAGACTGCATGGTCAAGACAGATTGCCTACGATGCTGACTGGGTTTTGGCACTTGGTCGTGCCACAAATAGTGATATTATAGAGTGTGCCTTTAGAAAGAACCGTAATGGTTTTATGGGTGACTTCTTTGTTCAGGCAGACTTTGATAAAGGTTACTACAGATACAAAGACATGGAAGATAAATAAAAAGAGTGAACAACAAAAAGAATTCAAGAACAACATATACGGCAGAACAAATTAAGCGTGTACTTATTGGCTCAGGCATTGAAATAATGAATGAGATTGAATCTGATTATATTATCTTTTGTTCGTTTCATAATAATTCTCGTACCCCAGCAGGTGAGGTAGATAAGATTACAGGAGTTTTCTTTTGCTTTGCTTGCCAAAAAATAGCTGACTTAATTGAGCTAGTTATGCATAATTCTGGTAGATCATATTTTGAAGCTGCACGTTTCATAAAGAGTAAAGAAACTATGGCAGACCTTGCATACGATATTGAAAAACAACTACAGGAAAAACCAGTGTACGTTCAGTATGACGAGCTAATCATAAAGCGTTTAAACAATCAGGCATTGGAGTCTCCACGTGCCATGCGTTACTATGCAGGTAGACTTATCACAGAAGAGTCTGTCAAAAAGTTTTCTCTTGGCTTTTCAGAAAAACAAGATATGGTAACTATCCCTGTTGCCTCTCCAGATGGAATGACCATTGGATTTGTTGGTCGCTCTGTCGAGGGTAAAGAATTTAAGAATACCCCAGGACTACCAAAAAGCAAAACACTATTTAACCTACATAGGGTAAAGACTTCTGATAGGGTCTATGTCGTTGAGTCATCTTTTGATGCGATAAGACTTGATCAGGTGGGGCTGCCAGCAGTGGCAACTCTAGGATCCATGGTATCTAATATACAAATGGACTTGCTGAAGAAGTATTTTAATAATATTATTCTTCTTGCTGATAACGATGAAGCTGGAAATACAATGAGGCAAAAGCTAATAGATAAGCTTGGCTCTCGTATTTCTGTAATCAAGATTGATGCCAAGTACAAAGATATTGGAGACATGGATGACGAAACAATAAAAACACTAGAGTATAGATTTGACAACTCAATCATGTCTATGCTACAATAAGAAACCAACACAATATAAAAAATAGGAGAACACAAAAATATGAGCGTTGTAAAAGGACTAAAAAACATTAATGCACTACTAGATAGCAAGCCAAGTTCAGACCCATCAGCAACAGGACCAAAGGTCCGTTGGGTAAAGCTAGCAGACGGACAGTCAGTAAAGATTCGTTTTGTTGAAGAGCTAGATCAGGACTCAGCAAACTACAGCCCAGACCGTGGTCTAGCTGTTGTTGTAAAAGAACACACTAATCCAAAGGATTACAAGCGTAAGGCCCTAGACACTATGGAGTCAGAAGGACGTGACTGGGCAGAAGAGATGCACCGTAAAGATCCAAAGGCAGGATGGCGAGCAAGGCTTCGCTTCTACTGCAACGTGATTATTGACGATGGCATTGAAGAGCCATATGTAGCCGTATGGTCACAGGGAATCTCCAAGCAGTCTGCATTTGACACTATCCGTGAATATGCACTTGAAACTGGAAGCATTTCTAACTTGGTATGGAAGCTAAAGCGTAATGGTCAGGGTATTGAGACCAACTACACACTAATTCCAACCACACCAGATTCTGAACCATTTGATTGGTCAAAGCATGAGCCATTCAACCTAGACAAGGTTGTTCGTCATGTTCCATATGCAGAGCAGGAAAACTTCTACCTAGGCTTTGATGGCCCAGGTGCTGCAACCACTAGCAACGCTGACTGGTAAAAAGTTGAGCTGGGCATCTCCTAAAACTGCCCATCCCAAAACTTTATTCAACTAACGAAGGACTTTCATGAACTACGCTGGACTACACGTTCACACCCACTACTCTCTATTTGATGGAATTGCAACGCCACAGGAGTACGTAGACCGTGCAGCTGAGCTAGGTATGCCAGCCATCGCAATTACCGATCACGGCTCTTTGTCTGGTCATCGTGAAATGTATCGTGCTGCAAAAGAAAAAGGTATCAAGCCAATTCTTGGAATTGAGGGTTATATAACTAAAGACCGTCTTGACCACACAGACAAGAAAGAAAAGAATGACCCACTAGACCTAAACTATAACCACCTTATCATTCTAGCTAAAGATGCAAATGGTCTAGAGAATCTAAACAAGCTTAATGAAATTGGATGGACAGAAGGTTTTTATAAAAAGCCACGTATTGACTGGAAGGTTTTGGAGCAGTACAAAGATGGCCTAATTATTACCTCTGGCTGTTTGTCTGGGGTACTAGCAAAAGCTATTGAAGCTGATGAGCTTGCTTATGCTAAAGACCACATTAAGTGGTGTAAAGAAACTTTTGGCGATGACTACTACCTAGAAGTTATGCCACACAACCCACCAGAAATTAACAAGATTATTCTAGAGCTTGCAGATGAGTTTGGTATTAAGCCAGTAGTAACTCCAGACTGCCACCACTCTGATCCATCACAAAAAGAAATCCAAGAGCTAAAGCTTATTCTTAACTCATACTCTAGCAAGCCTGAAAAAGATGCTACGTATGACAAAGCAAAGAAGCTAGATGGCTTGATGGAAAAGCTAGATTATTTATATGGTGCAGACCGTCAAATGTCATTTAATAAGTTTGAGATTCACTTGCTTTCGTATGAAGAAATGAAGTCAGCGATGGCAGCACAAGGCATTGATCGTGCAGACATGTTTGAGGCTACACTTGAAATTGTAGATAAGATTCAAGACTACAACATCAAGGACCACGCAGACTTGCTACCAGTTCAGTATAAAGATCCAGACGGAGAGCTGAAGTCTTTGGCACTTGAGGGACTAAGGGTTAAGGGCTTAGCAGATAAGCAAGAATATCTAGACCGCCTGGAAGAAGAGCTTAAAATTATCAAGGATAAAAACTTTGGTCCCTACTTCTTGGTTGTTCGCTCTATGATTGCATGGGCAAAGAAAGAAGATATTATGGTTGGCCCAGGACGAGGTTCGGCTGCTGGGTCTTTGCTTTGCTATGCCCTAGAGATTACAGACATTGATCCCATTCAGCATGGACTCTTGTTTTTCCGTTTTATTAATCCAGAACGTAATGACTTTCCAGATATTGATACTGACATTCAGGACAGCCGTCGTGACGAAGTAAAAGATTACTTGGTACGACAGTATCGCCACGTAGCATCTATTGCAACATTCTTGCAGTTCAAAGACAAAGGTGTTGTTCGTGACATTGCACGTGTATTGCAGATACCGCTAACAGACGTAAACAAAGTTATGAAACTTGTAGACACGTGGGATGACTACTGCACATCAAAACAGACTGAGTGGTTCCGTGAAAAGTATCCAGAGATTGAAAAGTATGGAGAGCAGCTTCGTGGTCGTATTCGTGGCACTGGTATTCATGCTGCTGGTGTTGTAACATCCAAGCAACCCATCTTTAAGTTTGCTCCTATGGAAACTCGCACGGCACCAGGAACAAAAGAACGTATCCCAGTGGTAGCAGTAGACATGGCAGAAGCAGAGCGTATTGGCCTTATTAAGATTGATGCACTAGGTCTAAAGACTCTGTCTGTTATTCAAGATACCCTAAAGATTATTCAAGAACGTGAAGGGGCAAAGCGTATTGATCTTCATAAAATAAATATGGAAGATGCCAACATTTATCGCATGCTTTCTGACGGTCACACAAAGGGTGTGTTCCAGTGTGAAGCTGCACCATATACTAACCTGCTAGTTAGAATGGGTGTTAAAAACTTTGCAGAACTTGCAGCATCTAACGCACTCGTTCGTCCAGGTGCCATGAACACTATTGGTAAAGACTACATTGCTCGTAAGCACGGAAAGCAAAACATTAGCTACCACCACCAAGTCATGAAAGCTTTTACACAAGAAACATATGGATGCATCTTGTATCAGGAGCAGGTTATGCAGGCTTGTACAGAGCTTGGTGGCATGTCGATGGCTGATGCTGACAAGGTTCGTAAGATTATTGGTAAAAAGAAAGATGCAAAAGAGTTTGACATCTTTAAAGACAGGTTTGTTGAGGGGGCTTCAAAGTTTATCTCACCAAACGATGCTAAAGATCTTTGGCATGACTTTGAGGCTCACGCAGGGTACTCATTCAACAAGTCTCACGCTGTAGCCTACTCAACGCTATCATACTGGACCGCATGGCTAAAGTACTATCACCCATTAGAGTTCATGTATTCTCTATTAAAGAACGAAGGCGACAAGGATGCACGTACTGAGTATCTTATTGAGGCCAAGCGTATGAATATACCAGTTAAGCTTCCACACATTAATGATTCTGATGCTGACTTTAAAATTGAGGGTAAGGGAATTAGGTTTGGACTAACAGCAATTAAATACATTAGCGACAACATTGCCAACAAGTACATGGCTGCACGTCCTTTCAGAGACTATAAACACCTAGAAGAGTTTACTTTTACAAAGGGTAGTGGTGCCAACAGTCGTGCTCTAGCTGCTCTAAGAGCTGTTGGTGGTGCAACATTTACTGATAACCCACGTAATGATGAAGAGATTAGACAGAACCTTTATGAGTACTTGAACCTGCCAGAGTTTAACTACTCTATTCCACAACACTACTATGCATTTATTAATGACGTGTGTGACTTTGAGGAAAAGGGGTCTTTCATCTTAATGGGTATGGTAAAATCAATTAAGCGTGGCAAGGGGTGGTCTCGTGTTGAAATACTAGACAAGACAGGAAGCGTTGGCATCTTTGATGAAGAGCAAACCGCTATTGAGTCTGGTAAAACCTATATTATTTTATGTAGCGACAATAGGATTCTTACTGCTATCCCTGCTGACGAAATTGGGAATCACTCAAACGGTCTTTTAAAAATGCTAAGCTATCGTCAGCTACCATACAAAGATGACGAAATGTTTGTGGTGTCTTTTAAGCCACGCATAACCAAAGCTGGAAAAAAGATGGCGTCACTAGTGTTAGCTGACACAGCTCGTGAGCTACACTCCGTTACAGTATTTCCAACCAGCTTTGCAAAAGCATATATGAAGATTGAAGAGGGGAACGCATACAGCTTTTCCTTTGGTAAAACAAAAGATGGAACAATAATTATGGAGGATGTAAATGTATAATACGCTAGACGACATGGGCAAAAGTATTCATGCCACAGCAGTAGAAAAAGGATTTTGGCCAGAAAAGGTAGATGATATTTTTATTGCCAAACAACTAATGATGATTGTATCAGAAGTGGTTGAGGTAATGGAGGCTATTCGTAAAGACAAGGGTAAGCAAGAGGTTGCTGACGAGATGGCTGACATTCTTATTAGAACTCTTGACTTGTATGAGGGGTTGTCTGAAAATGGTTATGTAGATCAAGAACTACAGGTAGCAATAAATAACAAAACCAGCTTTAATAAATCAAGACCAGAGAGACATGGGGTAAAGTTTTAATGACTACTATTGATGAAGCCTTTGCTGCATTAGATCCAAAGCTAAGAAAACGTTTATCCAACGGTGCAGGATTTGTAACTAATTATCAAAGCACACCAAGCTTTGGTTTAAACCGTGCTTTAAATGGCGGCTTTCCTTATGGAAGACAGGTTTTGGTTTGGGGTAGTAAGTCAAGTGCCAAGTCGTCCCTATGCCTACAGACAATTGCATTAGCACAAAAAGAGGGAAAGCTTTGTGCTTGGATTGATGCTGAGATGTCTTATTCTGAAGACTGGGCTAAAAGATTGGGTGTAGATACAGAAAACCTTATTGTTTCTCAGGCTAGAACCATTAATGAAATGGTAGAGGTTGGAACCCAACTAATGAATGCTGGAGTAGACCTAATTGTTGTAGACTCAATCACATCATTGCTGCCAGCTATTTATTTTGAAAAGGGTACTGACGAGCTAAAAGAATTAGAAAACACAAAACAGATTGGTGCAGAGTCCAGAGACTTTAGCAACGCCTGGAAGATGCTTAACTATGCCAATAACAAGGTGAAACCAACCCTGTTTATTCTTATTAGCCAAAGCCGTAACAACATTTCTGCGATGTATACAAGCCAGCAACCAACTGGTGGTCAAGCTACAAAGTTTTACTCTTCAACAGTAATTAAACTATTTAGCTCTGAGTCTGACAATCAGGCTATCAAGGGTAAGATTGCTGTAGGAGACAAGCTTATTGAGGAAAAAGTTGGAAGAAAAGTACGATGGGAAGTTCAATTCTCAAAGACATCCCCTGCCTTCCAGTCTGGAGAATACGACTTTTACTTCAGAGGCGACATGGTGGGCGTAGACGCCATAGGAGATCTAGTTGACACTGCAGAGCTTATGGGTATCGTAGAGCGTACAGGAGCCTGGTACATCCTTCCAGATGGTTCTAAGGTTCAGGGTAGAGATGGCTTTGTAAATCGTGTTCGTGAAGACCTAGAGCTACAGGATTCAATTAAGGATAAAATTGCAAACTCCTAAAGAACAAAACCACAAACCATTCTCAACATTCCCTGGCAAATTCATATGCCAAAGATGTAAAGAGGAAGTTTCCCAGCTAAGACTGTGGTTTGACACACTTGATCTAACATGGCAGTGCTCCAATAAACATGTGTCTAGGGTTAGTCTAAAGAAAAAGAGTAAGAAAGATTATGAGCGAGAAGTCAGAAAGTAAACGACTGGGTGCCAAGCAGCACAAAAACTCAGGCAGAAACAACCAAAAGGGCGATGCCTCATGGGAGGATTTTGTTATTGACTTTAAAGAAGTGGGTAAATCTTTTACTCTTAATAGAGATGTTTGGGCTAAGGCTACGACTGATGCTATCAGGAACGGAAAAGATCCAGCTATCATTGTCGTAATTGGCGAGGGTAGCCCAAAGACAAGACTTGCTATAATTGAATTAGGAATACTAGAACAACTCATAGAGGGAGAACGATAATGGAACAAGATAAGACAACTTTAGAGATGGTAAATGGTTTGGTAGAAATTGCCGAATATATGGAAGATGAAGAGCTTACAACAGCCCTAACCTTTATTGCTAAGATAATTATTAAGCCAGACATCCCGTTAAACGTAGCAACTGTAGAGATTGTAAGATTACAAGCAATCGCAGCTAAGATGGCCTTTAAAGCTACATGGATGACCAACGTGGACAAGTCAGATCGTGGCAAGAAAAACATTTACTACACAGCTGCAGAATCTATAAATAGTTTAGTGTCTGCCTTGAAGTATATTACTCGCTAGTGTATAATAGAACTCTAAGAGAAAAGAAAAATAATAATGGCTAAAAATTTTTTACAAGAAGTTATGATTAAAAAGGTTGCAGAAAAGAAATCCTTTTTAAACAACCAAGAGCTAATTGAAAAGATTAACTCTGGATATACTATTAATCGTGTAGACAAGTTTACACAAAAGAAAACGTTTGCACCCAGTACAATAGCATACTCTCACGGAGAGTGTCCAAGATACTGGTACCTAGCATTTGAGGGTGCAGTGTTTGAAGATAACGCAGACGCTTATGGTGGTGCAAATATGACCGCTGGAACCAAGTCCCACGAAAGAATTCAGGAAGCTATGGGCAACGTTCCTGGTTTCTTAGTTGATTCTGAGTTTAAGGTTATTGCCAATGATCCACCTATCTTTGGTTTTGGAGATGTAATTCTTAACTGGGAAGGTGAAGACATCCTGGGCGAAATTAAAACTATGCCGATGGAAGGTTTTGAGTACCGCAAAAAAGTTGGCAAGCCAAAGACTGGCCACCTTATTCAGCTTCTAATTTACATGAAAATTCTTAAGAAAGCAAAAGCAGTTCTTATTTATGAAAACAAGAATAATCACGACTTGCTGATTCTTCCTGTTGAAGTAAATGATTATTATAGACAATGGGTAGATGGTGCATTCCAGTGGATGAGAGATGTTCGTAAGGCATGGGTAGACAAAACCTTACCAACAAAAAATTATAGATCAAATTCTAAGATCTGTAAGACTTGTCCAATTTCAAAGGTGTGTGCTGACGCAGGGGTAGGGTCTGTAAAGATTAAATCCCTGGAGGCCCTAGTTGAAACAATGTAGTTGGTGCAGCACTTATTTTTATGGAGCAGTTTCTTATCAAATATATTGCTCCGCAGAATGTCGTGACGAGGCAACTAAAGAAAAGATAGCTGAAAGACATAAAGCAACAAGAAGACATAAGCGTAACAATAAGGTCAGAATGTGTGCTGGTAAATGTGGAACAAGGCTGTCGTTGTATAATGAACACACACATTGTGCAGTATGCTACATAAATAGTAAAGAAGTAAATAAAAAAATTAAACAAATAAGGATGTTCTTTCATGAGTATCAAGATGACACTGAGTAATCAAAAACCAAAAACAATTTGTAGTATTGATGCCAGCACCAACAGCCTTGCATTTGCAATTTTTTCTGACATTTCTTTGGTTGCTTTTGGAAAAATTAATTTTCAGGGTGCTAATACTTATGCAAAAGTAAAAGATGCTGCTCGTAAAAGTTATGCGTTTTTTAAAAAATTTAATATAGACTCCATAGTTATTGAGCATACAGTATTTATTAATAGCCCAAAAACTGCAGCAGATCTAGCTTTAGTTCAAGGCAGCCTTCTTGGTGCAGCAGGAATTTCGGGTATTAAAATTGCTGGTTCTGTAAACCCAATTAGTTGGCAAAGTTTTATTGGGAATCCAAAACTTACAACCCTAGAAAAGAAAGAGCTGATGGAGCAGTATCCAGACAAGTCTAAAGTGTGGTATCAAAATAGAGCAAGAGAAATTAGAAAAGTTAGAACAATACAGTTTGTTAATACTTATTATGATAAAACAATAATTGACAATGATGTGGCTGATGCTGTTGGCATTGGTCACTGGGCTATCCATAATTGGGGAAAGTTGACAAAGTAAAAAATGGCTGCTAAACTATATGCCTCTGAAGTCTGGCTTCGTAAGAGATATCTTGTGGACAAAAAGACTCCAGAAGAAATTGCCAAAGAGTCTGGAGCAAGTATAGAAACCATCTATGTTTATCTAGCAAAATTTGGATTAAGGAAGAGTAGAAGATGAGCATACAAACAGAAAAAGATATTGAAAGAGTTACAGATCAAGTAAAAGAATTGTTGATTTCTAAGAATAGGTCTTATGGAGATTCGGCCCTGCATCCCTCAAGAATATTTTCAAAGGCAGACAACGTAGAGCAACTTCTTGTTCGCATTGACGACAAGCTTTCACGCATACAAAACGGTCATGACTGGCCAGGGGATAACGAGATTGACGACCTACTGGGATACCTCATATTGCTTAAGATTGCAAAAGAAAGATCTGTATAATGGTTAGAGTTAGGAGAGAAGCTCCAGTATCTCCAACAGAATTTAGCACAGAGTCTAGCTTTGAGCTAAATGGTTTTATTATTAATGCAGGTGACACAGTAAAGGTTGAGGGTGAGTATGGCTCTAGGTTTAAGGTGCATGGAATAACAACTAATGCTAAGACTGGTGCTCGGTGGGTTGATTGCTTTGAAATAAACCGTGGTCAAATTGGGGCACTTAGAAGCTTTAAATCTGATAGAATTAAACGTATACCGCAAAAGGGAAAGAGAGCAAAACGTGTCAACGACTGAGGAACAACTTGTTAAACATCTTGATGAAGTAAACAAGGTTGTTGAAGAATACCTAAAAGGTAATGACCCTACAAAAATTTCAAAAGAGCTTGCCTTACCACGCACAAGAGTTGTCGCACTTATTGAAGAGTGGAGGCAGATGGCTGCAGACAATGCTGCTATTAGAGCACGTGCCAAAGAAGCTTTGGTTGGTGCTGACACACACTATAACAAACTTATTGCCAAGGCATACGAAGTCATTGACGATGCTACTACAACAGCAAACTTAAGTGCAAAAAATGGTGCCATCAAGCTAGTCATGGACATTGAAAAAACAAGAATTGATATGCTTCAGAAGGCTGGGCTATTAGAAAACCAAGAGCTTGCAGAAGAAATGATTGAGATTGAAGAGAAGCAACAGATACTAGTTAATATTCTTAGAGACGTAGCTTCTGAACATCCAGAAATACGTGACAAGATTATGTCACGACTATCCCAAGTGGCTAGAAAAGGCGAGGTAATTACCGTTGTCCACAACAATGTTTAATGATTTCTTTGAAGCACTAAAAAACGAAAATTTTGCTGAGCTACCAGTAGATGCAAAAACATTTGTTGAGGGGGAAGCCTATCTTGGACAGCCACCATTGTCTCAAGTTCAATATGATATAGTTGAAGCAATGAGTCAGATATACAAAAAAGAAGATCTGATTGACTTGATGGGAGCAGTAGAGGGTGAAAAATATTACAAGAAATATACAAAGAATGAAATTATTCTTCAGCTTGGTAAAGGATCTGGTAAAGACTTTACCTCTACTGTTGCCTGTTCTTACATCGTATATAAACTCCTTTGTCTCAAGGACCCAGCGAGATACTTTGGAAAGCCAAGTGGCGATGCGATTGATATCATTAACGTGGCGATTAACGCTCAGCAAGCTAAGAACGTTTTTTTCAAAGGATTCAAAAGCAAGATAGAAAGATCTCCATGGTTTGCTGGAAAGTTTTATGCAAAGGCAGACAGTATTGAGTTCAATCATTCAATAACAGTATACTCAGGACATTCTGAACGAGAATCGCATGAGGGTCTTAACCTTATCCTTGCAGTGCTTGATGAGATTTCTGGATTTGCACAAGAGATTGGAACTGGTAATGATCAAGGTAAAACAGCAGATAACATCTACAAGGCATTCCGTGCTTCTGTAGACTCACGTTTCCCAGATCTTGGCAAGGTAGCACTCCTATCTTTCCCACGATTTCCTGGAGACTTTATATCACAAAGATATGATGCAGTAATTGCTGATAAAGATGTTGTAACAAAAACTCATAAGTTTATCATGAACCCTGATTTACCAGAAGAAGCTGAGGGAAACTCTTTTGAGATTAGCTGGGAAGAAGATAGTATTCTCAACTATAAGTTTCCTGGAATGTTTGCACTAAAGCGTCCTACCTGGGTTGTAAATCCCACACGAAGTGTTGAAGACTTTAAGCTAGCTTTTTATACTGATCTTGGAGATGCTATGCAAAGATTTGCTTGTGTCCCAAGCTTCTCTTCTGATGCATTCTTTAAGCAGCGTGAGAAAGTCCAGGGTGCAATGACTATTCGTAATCCAATAGATCAGTTTAAAAGATTTGATGAAACCTTTAAGCCAGATCCAAACAAAAAATATTATGTCCATGCTGACCTTGCACAAAAGCATGACAAGTGTGCAGTAGCAATTGCTCACGTAGAAAAGTGGGTATCTGTTCAAGTAATGAAAGACTATGAACAGGTAGTACCAGTAGTAATTGTAGATGCTGTAGCATGGTGGGAGCCAAAGAAGGAAGGTCCAGTAAACCTTTCAGAAGTTAAACAGTGGATTCAAAACCTCAGAAGACAAGGCTTTGATCTTGGAATGGTTAGCTTTGACCGTTGGCAATCTTTTGATATACAGAATGAGCTAAAGTCTGTGGGCATTAGAACTGAAACAGTATCAGTAGCAAAGAAACATTATGAAGATATGGCTATGCTTATTTATGAAGATCGTGTAGCAATGCCAATGATTGATTTGTTATTTGAAGAACTTACAGAGCTTAAAATTATGAAGGGTAATAGAGTTGACCACCCAAGAAAAAGTTCTAAGGACTTAGCTGATGCTGTTTGTGGTGCAATTTTTGGAGCTATTTCTCACACACCAAGAGATTTAAATTTAGAGGTAGAAGTTCACACTTGGTCTGATGCTACAAAAATGATAAACAAAGAACGTCAAGATTTGTTAGAGTCAAATAGAAAAGAAGAAATGCCAAATGATGTGCGTAACTTTTTAGATCAGTTCAACTTAATCTAAACAAAATTTACATAAATAGATTTACTTTTTGTAAAACTCTAAACCAAAGCTTTAAGTAGTGTTTTGCTTTTTTAAAAACACTATGCTATAATATACATCTAACTCAATCAAGAAAGGCTATATGCTTATGTCAGATTTTTTCTCATTTAGACTTCCAGTAGATTTCGTTGAAAAATACACTACTGTAGAGGCACCATTTGGTTTCAGAGACGCAGGAGAAAACTCCATTGGAGAAATTACTTTTGCCAGAACCTATTCTCGTATCAAAGAAGATGGAACCAAAGAACGCTGGTATGAAGTTTGTAAGAGAGTTATTGAGGGTATGTACTCTGTCCAGAAGAATCATGCTAAGGACAACCGTTTACCGTGGAATGACTATAAGGCACAGAAGTCTGCACAAGAGGCTTTTGACCGCATGTTTAACCTAAAGTGGACACCACCAGGACGTGGAATGTGGACATTTGGAACGCCACTAACAATGGAGAAGCGTAACTCTGCAGCACTACAGAACTGTGCTGTTGTATCTACAAAAGATTTAGATAAGAATGATCCAGGAGCTTTGTTTGCTTGGGTAATGGATGCTCTTATGCTTGGTATTGGTGTTGGCTTTGATACCCTTGGACAAGATAAGGCTCTACCAATCCACGAACCAATTGAACCAAAGGTAGTTTATGAAATCCCAGATACTCGTGAAGGCTGGGTAGAGGCTACAAGACTACTTCTTAATTCATTCTTGAGACCAAACCAAAACAGACAAGAGCTTGACTACTCTTTGATTAGACCATTGGGTGCACCAATCAAGGGCTTTGGAGGAACTGCTTCTGGTCCTGGTCCACTAATTACTTTGCACGAACAGATTAGCAAAGTTATTGGCGGTAGAGCTGGAGAAACTTTAGACTCAAGAGCTATTGTAGACATTATTAATCTAATTGGAACTTGTGTTGTATCTGGAAACGTTCGTCGCTCTGCTACCCTTGCTTTGGGTGTAGAGGGCGATGAGGACTTCCTAAACCTAAAGAATGCAGAAGCATTCCCAGAGCGTAACAGCTATGACCCAGATGCTCCAGGATGGGCATGGATGAGTAATAACTCTATTTCTGCTACTGTTGGAATGGATTACTCAAAGTATGTGGATCGTATTGCAGATAATGGAGAGCCAGGATTTATTTGGCTAGATGTTGCTCGTAACTACGGACGATTGGCAGATCAGCCAGACGGTGCAGACTACCGTGTAGTAGGTTTTAATCCGTGTGCAGAACAGCCACTAGAGTCTTATGAGCTTTGTACCCTAGTTGAAGTACACCTAAACCGTCACGAGTCCAAGGAAGATTTCTTACGGACTTTAAAGTTTGCTTATCTATACGGTAAGACTGTTACTTTGTTGCCAACACATTGGCAGCAGACTAATGGAATCATGCAGCGTAATCGTCGTATTGGAACATCTCTAACAGGTATTGCATCTTTTGCAGATGAAAAGGGTCTACCAACTGTTCGTGAATGGATGGACGAAGGATATGGTAAGATTCGTTTCTATGACAAGCAGTATTCTGAATGGCTATGTGTTCGTGAATCAATTCGTGTGACCACCGTAAAGCCATCTGGATCAGTATCACTACTATCGGGTGCAACACCTGGAGTTCACTGGGGACCAGGTGGAGCTTTCTACCTACGTGCTATCCGTTTTGGAAACACAGACCCAATGCTACACTTATTTAAGGCAGCTGGATACAAGTGTGAAGATGACCTAGTGTCAGCAAACACCACAGTTGTATATTTCCCAATTAAGTCTGGACAGAAGCGTAGCGAAAAGCAAGTATCGTTGTTTGAAAAAATGTCTCTTGCTGCAACAGCTCAAGAGTATTGGTCAGACAATGGTGTGTCTGTAACACTGTCTTTTGATAAGGAAACAGAAAAGCAGCACGTAGCATCTGTTCTTAATATGTACGAGGGTAAGCTAAAAGCTGTATCATTCTTGCCAATGGGTAACAAGGTATATCCACAGCAGCCTTACACAGAGATTACAGAAGACGAGTATGACTACTACATTGGACGTATTGCAAAGATTGACTTCTCTGCCATTTATGATGGAGTAGAAAATCTAGAAGCAACTGGAGAAGCATACTGCACAACAGACTACTGTGAAATTAAGATTCCAGATAAGAGAGCTAAGTAATGAAACAGTTACTACATTTTACAGCAACATGGTGTCAACCATGTAAGCAGATGGAACCATTAATTGCAAAACTTGTTTCAGAAAAATTAGATATTAATTATGACAAGATTGATGTGAGTGACGAGTTTGATCCAGCAGTTGAGTATGGCGTTAAAGGTGTTCCAACTTTTATCGCAATAGTTGATGGTAAAGAAGTTGCAAGACACACTGGCATTGCAACAGAAGAAAAGTTGTTGAGTCTTTTTAATTAAATAACTGGTATAATAGTCTTGTTAGATAACCCCACTAACGAGGAGACCCCAGAATTAAAAAATTTTTATATTCAGCAATAGTTTTATCCATACTTTTTGTATCTTTACTTTGGCCACTTGGTGCTAAAGCATCTACAACCGCAGTCTGTGATACCCATCAAGTTAATGGTGGCGATCAAGCATTCTTAATGAACCTAAATACCCCACTAGAATTTGGTGGCACTGTATATAATGGTAACGTTTATATAAGTCCAAAAGGAACTATAACTTTTGGTCAGGGTGATTATACTTTCTGGGACTACCCAGCAACACCGTCTATATCAATTGGTTCATGGGACTACCACGCTTTTTCAAATAACGGAAGTTCTCAGTGGGATCCAGGATGGGGCATTGGAAAAGATTTATACGTTAGGTATGGATCAACAGCAACTTCTATTTGTGTTGACTGGAAAGTAATGGTTTGGGGTCAGTCTTCTGGAGACCCAGTCTATATTAGAATGTTAGCACAGGTAGATCCAGTAAATTATACTTGGACTCCAACCTATCAAGTAAGCTCTAATGCACCAGGAGGAGCTAGATATGGTGTTCGTTATACTCAAGGTGGTCAGGTATTTCCTTTAGAAATCCAAACAATTACTGAGCCACCTGCTCCTAATCCTACTCCAGAACCAACGGTAGAACCTACACCAGAGCCAAGTCCTGAGCCTACCCCAGAACCTACCCCAGAACCTAGTCCAGAACCTAGCCCTGAGCCAACCCCAGAGCCTACTCCAACCCCTGTCGTACCAGTTGAACCTGTCGTGCCACCAACCAACCCAGTAGACCCAACACCAGAACCCTCCCAGGATCCTGAGCCAATAGTCCCGCCAGCAATACAGCCAGAGGAACCAGAACCAGTAACCCTGCCAACTGAAGAACCTGAAGAACCAATAGAACCTTCACCTGAACCAACCTCTCCTATTATAGAACCAGAAGAAGAGTCTATCACATCTGCAGAAGAATTACAAGAGGACATATCTGCAGAAGAATTAATGCAGGTAGAACTTGATCAAATTGTGGCTACAGATCTTTCAGAGGCCCAAGTAGAAGCACTTATTGAAGCAGCCTTGGAAATATTTGAAACAGCAGAGCCAGGATCTGAAGAGTATAACCAGGCCCTTGAAGCCCTGTTCCTAGCAGCCGAAGCAGATGACATCATTCTTGATGAGGCCCTAGCAGCCATTCCACTTCTTGGTGATGTTCTTGGGGGAGCTACAGAGCTTGTTAACTTCCTTGGAAATGCGGGGGCAGATATGAGTCCAGAAGTTAGAGAAGACTCAGAAAAAGTAGTCGTTACAGCAATTGTTGCAGTGCAAGCAGCACTATCAGCAATTTCTATAAGCGGTATAGCAACAACAGTAAACATAAGAAATGGAGCATAGGATGAAATTTTTAACAGCATTAGTCAAGGACGTCATAGAGCAGGCATGGACATTGCTTGGTATGGTCGTTGCTTGGCTTGTCCTGGAGGGTTCTGCTAAAGAGCTAACAGGAAACCTCATACTAATTACCCTATTAGTATGGATAGTAACATTTCCGATTTTTCGTTATGAAAAAGAAGAAGCTAAGTAGATAGGAAAACCAAATGGAAGAACAGGGAGTAGCAGGTGGTTTTACCACCATCAAGAACGTAATTTGGAGAATTCTAGCAGTATTTGCAGCATCAGGACTAACTGTCTTGGGTGCAGGAGCAGTAGTTGGCGTTGATCTAATTTCTGCAGTACTTATGGCTGGTATTCTTGGAGTAGCCTCAGTAATTGAGAGACTAGCCAGATCATTCTTGGACGACGGCAAGCTAACCGTGGACGAGATCAACCAGGCTTTTAACAAGGTAGACAAGAACCAAAAATAGCACACTTGACAACCCCTCCTAGATAGTGTATACTGATTACATATATTTAGGAGGGGTTTTATTATGGCGTCTGCCAAACCAGTAAAATATCCAAAAATGCCTACTGAGGTTCAGATTGGAACTCAGCTTTGGGCTATTGAGGAACGTGATCGTAATAGAGATTCAGCATTAAGCGATGACGCTTATGGCTATACCTTAAACAGGGATTCTTTAATTATTATAGACTCTTTAGCAACACCAAGCAGAAAAAGACAAACTCTTTTGCACGAGCTAATGCATGCAGTTAGGCATACACTTGGTAGTCCAATTACGCCTAAGAACGATGATGACTCAGATACATGGGAACATTTTTTTATTGCCATGTATGAAGAAGGACTGCTTTTAATTATTCGTGAAAATCCAGAAGTTCTTGACTACCTATTAAGTGAAGAATAGTTCTTGACAATAATACTTTTTAGAGGTATAATTTAGTCATGAATAAAAAAACATTTGACGAATGGCTACAAGAAGGCCTTTCACTTGGTTACTGTGGTCCAGCAATTTGTTATCCACACGACGGTTTACCATTAACTGAAAAAGAAGATGAGCAATTTGGCGAGGGTGAAGATCCTTGCATACACATTCTAAGACTATACGAAGACTTGGAAATAAAAAAAGCGGTAGAAGAAAATCATTCTCCATCTGTATGGAGAGCAACCAATTCTGGTTTCAAACTATAAAAACAAAAGGTAATTAAACATATGAAAAAGATAGCAATCTTTGCGACCATTGCACTTGCAATGATAGGAACAGCTCCAGCACATGCATCAGAAAAACCAACAGTGGTAATCATCGACAGTGGCTTCGACACCTCTAAAGTGACACCCATTGCTGAGGTATGTGTTCTTACACTTAAGTTTTGCCCCAATGGCACAACCTTTGATGAATCAATTGGTTCGTCAAACGCTAATGCAGTCATGTCTAGGGCTGGCCAAGCAGAGTGGAACCATGGAACGATCATGGCTGACATTGTTCGCCAGATAAACCCAAATGCTAATTTAATTTTTATTAGGAATGCTTTTGTAACCAGCCGTGGTGGAGTAAATGTTGGGGGTATCAAAGAGTTTAACCTTTCTATGGACTGGGTAATCCAAAACAAAGAAAGATACAACATCACAGCTGTTTCCTTCTCACGTGGACAAAGCACTTGGACTAAAACCTCAGCAACCTGTCCTGTAGACGTAACCACTCAAAACCAGATAGTTACTCTTCAGAACCTTGGAGTTGCAACAGTAATTGCAGCTGGCAATGCCAGGAATAAAACAAATGTTAACTATCCAGCTTGCATCTCAGAAGCAGTTGCGGTTAGTGGTATTTACTCCCAGAACTACAGGCCCCTAGACTTCTCTACTTACAGAGAAACCTTTGGGACAAACTCTGGTCCAGCTACAGACTTCTATACTTATGGAAACTTCACAACTGTTGGTGGAAAAGTAGCTGAATCTACCTCTGCTTCTACTGCCTCATTTGCTGCTTATTGGAGCAGGGTTTCTAATGGAAACTACTTTGAAACCTATTCCAAGATAGCTTCCACAATGACGACTAAAAAATATGTAGATGTGCTAAAGTAAAGATAGGAAATATAATGGCAAAAGCAAAAGGTAATAGAAATGATAATCGTCCAAACGGTAAGGCTGAAAAGAAACACCCAAAGATCTTTGATGCGGTCAAGCGTCGTTTGGTAAATAAATAGTAACAATGATCCATAGCTCAACGGCAGAGCAGAGAGCTGTTAACTCTAAGGTTCCTGGTTCGAATCCAGGTGGATCAGCTAATGGTGTGGTCCATACCACTCTCAGGGTAGGAGATAAAAATGGACAGTGCGTATGTTGCATAGTGGTAGTGCCCTATCCTTCCAAGTTAGAGGTGCAGGTTCGATTCCTGTCATACGCTCCAAGGCTCTGTAGCTCAGTTGGTTAGAGCACTACCCTGTCACGGTAGGGGTCGCCAGTTCAAGTCTGGTCAGAGTCGCAAAACCGAAAGGACAAATGATGAATAAGAATAAGATTATTCTTAATAGGCTATTTCCTGGGCCACCCATGTTTCCAGTAGTCCCACTAACTGCAAAAAGAAAATGGATGAATGAGTCTAGACAAAAATTTGCCTATAAGTGCCTTCCGTTAAATGTGGCTAATCAGTATGGGTATTCTGTTTTATGTCCAGCAGACTTTACGTTAGACTGGTGGGGCGGAAAAGACGAGCAAGATGTTGATTTTCATATAACATCTGAAGAAGCCTATATTAAAGATCAGCTTCACAGCTATTTTGGTGGAGGAACATTTACTATACATCTAGACTTTATCATAAGAACCCCAGAAGGATTTTCGACATACATTCGTGGAGTTCCAAATGAGAATAAGCAAGGTCTTAAGCCATTAGATGCTATTGTTGAGACTGACTGGCTCTCTTATACTTTTACATACAACTTTTTACTTACAGAGCCAGGTAGCTACAGTTTTAAAAAGGGTGAGCCCTTATTTATATTTTTTCCAATTGAAAGAAACACTGTAGAAAAGTTTGAACTAATAGAAGCTAGAGTAGAAGATGATCCTGAGTTATTAGAAGATTTTAAAGACTATCATGATAAAAGAATAAACGCTATTTCAGTTCCAATAAAAAAGCCAGTTTTTCAAAATTTTTATCGGGATGGGACTAATGCATCTGGGAAAAAAATAAACATTAAAAACCATATTACTAACTTGATTTTTGGTGGCAAACGTGGTAATATTAAGTAGTAACGCCTCTATAGCTCATCTGGTAGAGCGACGCACTTGTAATGCGTAGGTGACGGGTTCAAGTCCTGTTGGAGGCTCAAATAATATGATATAATTTATACTCCTGCCCAGTAAATGGGAGGAAAAACAACTCGCTGAAAAGGAGAAATAAAATGGTAACAACATTTACTACGGAGTTCCTAAAGGATCCGTTTTTTAATATGGGTTTAAATACCCTAAGTGCAACAAAGCCAAGCTATCCACCATATAATGTAGTCAAGGTAGATGATGATCATCTAGTTATGGAATTTGCGGTAGCTGGATTCAAGAAGGACGAAATCAGTGTTACTACTGAAAAAAACGTTCTATCCATTAAATCAACTAAAGAAGAGACTGACGAAAAGGATTACCTACATAAAGGTATTGCTGCTCGTAAGTTTACTCGTTCCTTTACACTGCCTGAATATTTTGAGGTAGATGGAGCAACAGTTGACAATGGCATTCTGTACATTGATCTAGTTAGGAATATTCCAGAAGAGAAGAAGCCTAAAACTATTAAGATCAAGTAAACTAATCAAACAACCTGAGCATGTTGACAAAAGGCTCATTTTAAAACATGGTATAATAGAATGATGCTGAAAAGCAAAATTTTATAAGGAGATTTAATATGTCAACATGGATTAGGCCAGTAGATGGCGGATCAATTTCAGATAGCTTCGACGGACACAAGAATAGGGCAAAGCCCTCTCTAAATCCTGGCGTAGACTACGCTGTAGCTACTGGAACACCAGTAAAAGCGGTTGCTGACGGAACTGTGACAGGCACTGTTGCCACCTTTACTGGTTCTGGAGGTCGAATGATATTCCTAAGCTTCCCATCAGGTCACACTGCAGACTACTTGCACCTTTCACGTATTGATGTACAGCCAGGACAGGCAGTAAAGCAGGGACAGGTTATTGGACTAGCTGGTGGCTCAGGTCTTGGAAAAGAAAACGGATATGGAGCACACCTTCACTTTTCTTTCCGAGTTGGCGGTAAGCCAACCATGGGTGCTGGAAATATTGACTACGAAGTTTTCCGTGGAGCACCTACAAGTGCTGCACCTGCAGCACCAGCAAAAGCACCAGCCGCATCTGCTACTGGAGCAAGACCTTATCCTGGAAAAGAACTAAAGCAGGGAGCCCCAGCAGGAGCAGATGTTCTTTACTTACAAAACAAACTAGGCGTAAATCCTCCTGGCCCATTTGGTCCAAAGACTCACGCTGCTGTGGTTACTTTCCAGGCTTCCAAGGGACTAAAGGCTGACGGCATTGTCGGTCCTTTAACTTGGTCTAAACTAAACTAACCGAGAACGGTACCTGTTGGCTTTAGTAAAATAAAGCAAACTCTATAATAAAATAAGGAGAATAAAATGACATGGTATCCAAAAGTATCAGGCATTCAAGACAACGGTTTTGGAGGCAGTCGTAATGGACAGCCAATAAATGGTGTAGTGATTCACCACGTTGCAGGAACCAATGGATTGGGGTATGTTGCGAACGCAAACACTCGTAACTCTCATCCAACCTATCACATCGCAAACAGTGGAGCTGTGACTGGAATTGTTCATCCAGATCGCAGACCATACTCAACAGGTGGAACCCCTGACCCTAACGCTGTAACATTTGAGATTGACAACTCATCTACTGGTGGGGACTGGCCAGTTTCACCTGCTGCACTAGAAGCACTCATTGACGTGATTGTTTATCACGCCAGTCAATCACCTAGGGCTGGAAAAGGGTTTGCCAAGAATGAACCATCAGTTAGACAGTCAGAGTTCTTTATTGCTTGGCACTCACAGTACAAAGCAACTGCTTGTCCTGGACCTTTTATAATGTCTCAACTTGACTACATAGTGGATCAGTGCAACAAAAGAGCTTCAGGTGTTGCACCTGCCCCAGCAGCAGCAACAGTAGCAGCTCCAACAAAACCAAGATTAACTAGCTCTTTAAGAAGAGGATCAACTGGTGCAAATGTTAGATACCTTCAGACAGTTCTTGGAATTAAGTCAGACGGTCAGTTTGGTCCAATTACCGATAGGGCTGTTAGGGCATTCCAAGCAGCACAAGGAATAAAGGTAGATGGAATTGTTGGTCCTATCACTTGGGGTAGATTGTAAAAATGCCTATATACGAGTATGAGTGTTCAAATTGTAAAGTTAGAGATACATTTGTTCGCAGTATCAATGATGAAGATCCTGGATATGAATGCAAGACTTGCAATTTGAGCCTCACTCGTGTATACTCGTTAGGTGCCGTTACTTTTAACGGTAGTGGATTCTATAGAACGGATAAGTAGTGGTAGAAACTAAAGAAAAAGAATGGCTTCTAAACGCTAACGATCGTTGCGACTCTGGCTGCAATGCACAGGCTTATGTCTGGGCTAAGGGACTAGATGGAGACTTATTGTTTTGTGCACATCACTACGAAGAGATTATGGCAAATGCTGTGGGGTATGACAAGATGATGAAGTTTGCCATAGAGGTCGTTGACGAGCGTGAAAAGCTCATTGAGAACAGACTAAAAGGAGATAGCTAGTATCTAATGATAGAGCCATCAATGGAAGAATTAATCCTTAATGGTGTAGTAGAAGTAGCTGGAATTGATTCTGATTCTGGAGAGTTTCTATACAACTTTACACCAAAACTTAGAGAGCTAATGCCAGACTTGTGGAACGAACGTCTTGATTTTATATATGAGCAAGTCATGTATTTTTGGGAAAAGGGTTTCTTAGAGGCTGAGGGTATGGATGATGTTAACCCAATTGTTTTACTAACTGATTTAGCTCATGATGAAGACGCCATATCCGAGCTACCACCAGAAAGACAGCAATCTCTTAGAGAAATAAAAAGATTGTTTGAGAAGTGATATAATATAACTATGCCATACCATGTTGGAGAAAAAGGATCATACGATTGCTCAGGATATCCTGCAGTAAAAGATGACGGTACCGTAATGGGTTGCCACGACACAGCAGAAGCTGCTGCTAATCAAATTTATGCAATTAACCAATCTGAGGGAAACATTGAGGCTGGTATTGGTATTAAAAATCCAGAAGACTGGCCTGTTGACAAGTCAGAGTGCTGCCCAGAAGACCCTATCACCAAACAATCACCTTGCTGGGAAGGCTACGTTCAGCGTGGAATGAAAGAAAAAGATGGCAAGATGGTTCCAAACTGTGTGCCAGTCTCAAAGTCTATGGATGAAGAAACATATCGTAAGTTTAAACCAAAGCGTCGCAAGCCAGGATATGTTTCTGACTCTACAGGTGCTGTAATTGCAGGGAGTAGTTCAATGACAACGAAGTCAGCGATTACTGAGGGTGACTTTGTAATGGGGCAAACATCTGAAGGCATTGTTCATGGTGTTGTTGAGCACATTATGTGGGAGGGCGGAACTCTTGGAACACCAGGATCTGAATACGCTCTTGAATCTATGCCACCAGAAAATCCAGCAATGTCTGTAAGAATTTATGAATACGAAGACGATGAAGAGTATTGGGAGCCAACCGCTTACAGCATTGGAATGATGTATGTAGATGCAACTGTTGTTGATATGGAAGATCATGACATGGACGAAATAGATATGATGTCTAAAGCTGAAGGATACGCACCAACATCTGGAATGAAGGCTGCTGCACGTCGTGCTCTTAAATGGAAAGAAGATGGCAAAGCTACTGGTGCAGGAACTCCTGTAGGATGGGGTAGAGCTACAGACATCGTAGCAGGACGATCAATGTCCTTGAGTGTAGTTAAGCGTATGTATTCTTTCTTCTCACGTCATGAAGTTGACAAAAAGGGCAAGGGTTTTTTCTCAGGACCAGAGTTTCCATCTAATGGTCGTATCATGTGGGATGCATGGGGTGGAGATGCGGGCTTCTCATGGTCACGTGCAATCGTAAAGCGTGAAATGGATAAAGCCTTGTTTTCCGAATTTGGTACAGACTATACAAACGTAGATAAATTAACTCACATTTTTAAAGATTAGTTAGGAAAATAATGTTAAATTATTTTATAATATTTTTTGCAGGGGTATTGACAACACTATCTATAGTTGCTATAATTATAAAGTATAGTAAGCTTCGTCGTACAAAAACTGAGCCTATAAGACAAAGTATTATCTTTTGGGAATTAAAGCAATTTATGCCAGATATGATGGATGCTTTTTTAAATAGGGAAACACAGGCACAAAGCTACGATAGAAATAGAAGTTTTAAGTTTATTGAGATGCCAGATAACAAGGCATACTGGATAGACAGAAACAAGATTTATTATGCAGACATTAAAGATGATGGAAGATTTAATCCAAACGAAGGACAACTTTCTGAGATGAAAAATCTATCTGAAAAACAATTAGTAAAAATGTTATTTATTTATAACAGCTTAAAGAACGGCTAGAAGATTGAAAATTGCAGTACAGGGGACCAAGAGCTTTGATGACTATAACGTTTTCATGAGATCTATTGCTGTTGGCATGTCCATGCTATCAAAAGATGATAAAGAAATTTTAGTTTATAGCGTAGGCCCAAGGCGGGTTAACGGATATGTTACTGAATTTTGTAATATCACTGAACGTAGTTTAAAAGCCAGAGGAATTAAAATTCGTTATCAAAAAGTTCCTCTTACTTGGGCAGAAGAAAATGTTGCGACTTTTGACTACCTTGTCTTTCTAAGTAAGCCAGGAGAGTATAACTCAAAGTTAGTAGCTCAGGCAGAACTGTCTGGTGTTGAAGTAGGGTTGTTTAAATTCTGATGTCAAATATAAATACTCAATATAAAGAGGTAAAAATGAAACAAGTTAAGTCACTAGGAAAGATGGAAAAGATCGTTTCTAGAAATAAATCCTTGTCATGGGATGGATGGAATGTAGTAGAACTCATTAAGAATCCAGGTGCAATGTTTAAACCAAACGCTGCCAGGATTAATGGAGTTTGGTATATCAAAAACATTTTCATCGTAGACCAAGATGGATGGAGAATACCTAGTAAATATGCGGAGTAAGACATGCAAAATGATAGTTGGAAAAACAAAGCTGCATGCCTTGGAGAAGATACAAATGATTTCTTTGACACATATGAAGAAGACGTTGAGTCAAGATTTTTAGTAGATAAGATTTGTAGGGAGTGTCCTGTGAGAAAAATATGTTTCGCATCTGGAGTTTCTGGTAAAGAAACTGGAGTATGGGGAGGTATTTATATTGAACAGGGTGACATCTCAAGAGAATTTAATAGACACAAAACAAAGCAAGACTGGGGTAATACCTGGCAAGCATTAACAGTGGAGCAGTAATGGCATATACAGACGCAATGAAACGTGCTTTTCATTCAATAACACCACCCAAGGGTTTTGTTGGTGTTGAGCTAGTAGACAACGAGCACTTTATTTCAATTAGGCTTGACGAAAAAAACTTTGCAAACCTACCAGAAGAAGATAAACGTAGAGCAATTGAGTATGTTTTTAGGGTAAAGGGTGCTCTTGAAGATAATGGTGCTGTAGTTCTTGTAGTTAGAAAAGCACTGGGAGGAAAAGAATGATGGATCAGTACTTGTACATTGGTAGCATATTGTTTTTATCTTTTACAATTCTTGTATCTATAATTTTATTAATACTTAGTAAAAAGAAAAACCTAGTATTGGAAAAAAGATTGGCTAATCGTGAAGAGATCGCCAATGAGTCATATGTAAGGTTTCTTAATGAATCTAGAAATACTGCATATGAATACATTGAAGATGTTCAAGATAAGCTAATCAATTTTGCAAAAAGAGTTGAGCCGCAACTCGACTATTACAACACATATGGCACGGCAGTCCAGGGTCCACACACAATACTCGTTAAAGAACTTAGCGAAGCTTATGAGGAACTTAAAACTATAATGCCAGAAAATAATAAGGAGAAATAAAAATGAATAAAGAAATGAAAACAATGCTAGACTCATACCTACGCAACCTGCTTGGTGTAGTGCTAGCCTTAGTAACAACAACAATGGCAAGTGCGGGACTTTCATCACCCCTTGACTTTGGAACATCTGAGTGGCTAACTGTAGCTAATGGACTATGGGCAGCCGCAGTGCCTACACTTTTGAGGTATATCAATAAACAGGATCCATCTTTTGGACTTGTTGCTGAAGTAGCTGCTAAAGAAGTTTCTAAGAAACTATCAGAGGCTGCTAAAAAATCTCCTAAGAAGGCTCCTGCGACAGCAAAGAAAGCTGTATCAAAGAAGCCAACTGCAAAGAAGTAGTTTATAAAATAAACAAGATGACCAGGGCTACGGCCCTGGTTTTTCTTTTAAACAAATGTTTGAGCTTTGTAGTTTATATAAATATTTTTGTATCCTTTTGCCCTAAAGTTTTGGCAAAGAACTACCATTTCACAGTCAAACTCTCTAGTCACGGTATTTATCCAACCATGACGTATACCTTCTTGGAATGGTTTTGCACGGTACAGGACTAAGCCATTAGAAGTTGAATAGTACTCACCATAATGCTTTCTAGCAAAGTCTACATCTAGCTCAGAAGCGTTTGGCTTATACACTGGGGTAGTTCTAGTAGCCCACCAATCATAATGGGTTCCATTTTTTCTTATAGATACTGCAGATACCACGTCAAAGTTAGGTTCAACATCTTTAAAGTTTAATAATTCTTTAACAGATACCATAGAAAACTTTAAGTCTCCTTCTACCATTAAAACATAGTCCACTTTATTTAAAAATCCACCAGACTCTATGGCTTTGTTTCTTGCCACAGATAGGTTCTCAACACGCACAGGATCCTTTACAGAGCCATAAAACTCTGTATTGATGTTTTCTGTTACTATAGAAACACCATTAAGGAATGACCAGTCAGTGCTATGTAGCATTGTTTTGGTTTTGTCGTTAGAATCATTTTCATAAATAGATAAATAAAATTCATATTCTGGGAAGGTTTTAACAATCTTTTTAATTTGATAGGCATATTGATCAAACTTTGATTCAATATTTCTAACTATTGAATATAACAAAACTTTTTGTTTTTTTGAAGGACTAATCTTTACTTTTTCTACCTTATTTTTTTCTATAACTGATTCAACAAACAGAAGATACTTTGTTTTAATGTCTTCCCAATTATAAGATTTTGCATCATTAAATCCATTTATACATAAATCATCATAAAGTTTTAAGTCTGACAGCGACACAATTGCTTCAACAAAATCATTGGTTTTTTCAGCAACAATCATAGACCTTTTAATCTCTTCATTTGAAAATCCTCTTGCACCAGTTCTTGATGTTATTATTGGAATTCCATAACTTAAAGCTTTCATCATTTTTAAATGAGTTCCAGATCCAGATTCCATTGGATTAATAAAAGCAAACGAGCTTTTAAACAAAGAGTCCAAGGCTTCATCATTCACAACGCCAAGTATGGTCATGTTTTCTGGCAAACTTTTTTTATCTAAACTATTTCCAGCACTACCAACAATTAAAAAATTATATCTTGGCATAGCTTTTGCAACATCAACTATTTTCTTTGCAGCTAAAACATTTGGAGGATGGGCACTACCAACAAATATAATATCTTTAGACTGGATCCTCTTTTTTGAGCTAACTCTTTCTCTAAGCTCTGTTCCATTTGGAATGTATGTGCTATCTTTTGAAACAAAGCCGTAATGGTTTTTCATTTCTTCAAAATCTTTTTGTGAGCAATATGTCATTGCATTTGATCCATTGATAGCAAGCTTTTCCATTTTTTCTATTATGTCATTAACAAAAACATCGTCTGGGTGTAATTGATTAGCCATTATAATTTCTGCGTTATGAGAGTTATAGATGATTGGAACAGTTCCAATGATGTCTTCAATAAATGGTACAGCAGAAAAGTGATCGAGAATAACAAGATCAGCTTTAGCTGATAGCTGATGCACCTGAGAGTTAAAGTTTCTAAGATATTTTTTATATAAATGTTTTGTAATGTCGTGATTATTTTTAGCATCTTTGCTAATCCTAGACCTGTATTTTTGTATAATTGTAGGCTCAGCACCAGGCTTAATAAACTTAATATAGTTATTTATTTTTTTAACTTCTTGCGTTGCATCCCAGGAAAAACATAAAAAAGTTACTTCATGACCAACAAGGGCCTCTGCAAGCGTAGCAGTTCTTTCTGATCCACCGCCAAGCTTGTTCCAGTCTTTTAAGTTGCTGCTTACTATTAATATGTTAGCCATGTATTTCTGTTTCTCTGCTCATAGTATAATTATAACACGAAAGCTAAGGTGGTATAATTGTGTATGGACTATGTTTACATATGCAGAGAAGGCAACAACGAAGAGCTTAGGTACTCAATTAGGTCTGTTGTAGCTCATGCTTCACACAACAACATTTGGTTGGTTGGTTATAAACCAGCTTGGTACCATGGAGACTTTGTAGATCTTCCAGACACAGCAACTAAGTTTGATAATATTATTAATTGCACAAAAGCTATTACAAACATAGGAGCAATATCCGATAATTTTGTTTTAATGAATGATGATTTCTTTTTCTTAAAAGATGTTGGAGTAGTGCCCACATATCATGGTGGCTTGCTAAGAAATAAGATAGATAAGTATATTGAATTAGGTTCAAGACGTTATGCTACATTGCTATCAAGAACATACAATAACTTGGTTCGTCAGGGCATTAAAAATCCTCTGGACTATGACATACACGTACCAATGCCAATGAATAAACAAAAGCTAGCAGAATCAATAAAGAAAGCTTACTTTCCTAGGTCTGGATATGGAAACATTCACAATATAGGTGGCACCCACATTCAAGATGTCAAGACCTATGCTGCAAAGAATCCACTAAAAGCAAACTCTTATAATTTTAAAAATGGAGACATGCCTTTTATTTCAACTGAAGACGGTTCTTTTCAGGAAGTTTATGAAGAGCTTCTTAAAGACATGTTTCCTGATCCATCTCAGTATGAAAGATAGTGCTTGTTTGATTCATACCAGCCACGTCCCTCTTCTTCTGTTCTAGCAAATCTAAGATTTTCTTGGGGTATTCCAATTGATTCAAGCCAGTCTTTCCATTTAGTAGAGGCATCTACATAAAAATCATTAGCAACATAAGGGGCAAACGGAACACCATACATGTGTGCTACGATACAAGCATGCATTGCACCACCAAGAACAAAGTCTGCAGCAGAAATGTTTTTTATTGTTTTTACTATGTTTTGTTTCGTTTTAACTGATGCAGGGCTTTGTCTTCCTTCAGAAGACAGCAAATGAGGAAACGTTAAAACTTTTTTATTTTTGTCAACTCTTGCAGATATGTTATCTTTTAAAAGATAGGCTGAGTCTAAGGTAACCTCAACAGATATTCCAACCCTTTCTAACTCTGCTTGGGTTATGGGGCCACGACAACCAATAAACTCACACTGATCTGTCAGCACCTTAGATAGTGGCGTACCTCTCCATCCACAATTTACAAAAACTGGGGTATATCCTTGCAAAAGGGTGTCTATAATAATTTGATTATCAATAACACTACCAATTAAAAAATATTTTTTTGTTGTGCTAGATTGCATTTCTTCAGCAGATGCAAAAGGTATTATGTCTGCCAACAATTCGGTTAGGGCATCACCAAAGTTTCTGGTGCCGCCATCTGGCCTCCACTCATGTATCATGATTAGATTGTGATGGCCTTAGCAAATACAACTCTTGATGCCATCTTGGATGCACTGATAATAGCAATAGGTGCAGAGATACTCAAGACAACACCAGCCCACATTTGAGGACTTAGCCAATCAAAGTTCCAATAGTCCAGGGTGTGGAAAGCGTTAGCAAGAACAGCAATACCACCAAAAGCAATCATTCCCCACAGTGCACCAGTAGTTTTTTCTGGGGTACCGTCTTCATCCATACGAGATCCAAGAACAAGATAAGCAATAAGATAAAGAAGATACATCAACTCAATAAAGAAGAAGAATAGTCCAGCCATCCAGTCTTGTGACAATCCTACAAAGAATGCTACAGAAGTAATACCGTTAAAAGATACAATTGCAGAAGAAACAAAGGCAATTCCAATACCAATAACCCAAGACCAAAGAACGAGTCTCTGATCAATTTGCAGCTTTGGTGCTCTCTTTGCTTCTTGTTTTTCATACATTATTGATTTTTTGTCTTTAATGTTAGACCTAACAGTTTTAGTTACAGAAGCTTTTCTTTTTCTAACAGGCTCTGAATATGCAGACTCATTCATTGCTGAATCTTCTACTTTGGCTGATGTTGGATCAGCAGTATATGTACCAGTTTTTTCATCATAGTTTATATTTGCCATGTTATCTATTATACCTTATTTGTGGGGAGTACGGGACTTGAACCCGTGACCGACGGATTATGAGTCCGCTGCTCTAACCAGCTGAGCTAACTCCCCTCAGCCTCAAAGTCTAATTCAGTATTTAGCAGTCTTAATCTTATCTCTATAGATTCTAGGGCTTCTTGGCTCATTGCAATTTCAAACTCAAGCCTATCAAGATTTTTACTAATCTTTTCTAGCTCTTGCTCGAAACCATTCATTAGTAACCAGATTTTTCATGGGTGACTCCATGCTTTTCGTCAATGTATTTATGAATTTTTCTAAGAGCTATTGCTCTAGATACTCCAAAGCCTACCAATAAGAATACGGCATTCCAGAAAAACTCTGCAACTACGTGTTCAAAACCAAACATGACTTCCAATAGTCCATCTAGTACTGAGTGGTCATGTTCTTCATGATCATGATCTTTCAATTAGTCCTCCAAGTTTTCGTTTGCCATTCTGTTTACTCCAGAAATATATCCAGCTTGCCAAGCAAGGACCTCTCCCTCAGTTACAGAGCTAGGTAAGGAAAGTATCCACTTGTTCATATCAACTTTTGCTTTAGCAACAATGTTTTCTATTTGTCTTTGTGCTTTACGCTTGTCTTGCCTATTTTCACTCATAAAGTATCCAATCTATTTTGTTATTAGAATACCAGTAAAAGCCTAATATGTCAAGCACATTCTGATATAATTGAAGTATGAATAATTGTCCTAGCTGTAGCCATGAACTTGTTAATATAATTTATGGGATACCATCAGAAAAATTAATCCAAATGGCCCGCAACGAAGATGTTGCCCTTGGTGGAACCACCCTAGTACTTGATCAACCTAAGCTATACTGCTATGGTTGTAATGAAGCCTTTAGTACTCCTCAGATTCATCCATAAGCTCTTCTATTCTATCAAGAGCTTTAGTCATTAAGTCAGCTTCGTCCCTCTCGTCAAATGCTGCTTCAAGTATTGCCAATATATCGCTACCTGGAATCTCTTCCTTGTGGTTGCCAACAACAATAACGTATGTTTCATCTGGCATGATGCGAAATCTTGTTTTATTCATAATATTATTATACACCTATCTATGACTTTTCGTCAGCCTTCCAATGAAAATAAGACCTTATATATACTGCACCATAAGCAATAGCTGAAACAATAAAGCCATACTGTTCTGTAACAACTGCATAGATAATCCAAATAGCTTCATTAAATAGCAGCACAAACCAACCCCATAGGGTTTTCTTGCCAACGAAGTATATTCCTGCAACGCCTATAACGGCAAGGATCCATGACCAATATTCCATTTATTAAGTATACCAGCAAACACACAGAATAGTCAACGTCATTTTGTTGACTTATATCCTGCAATAGAGTATAATTAAAGGACAACTTTAAAGGAGAGATAATGTTTATCTTAATACCAATTATGGTTTTTTCTATGGTTACTGCATCTGGAACCATACAAGACAAAAAAGAAATCACCCCACTACAAGAATTTAGTCAGTCTGAAACGGTTGGCATTGCAGAAAAACTACTAAACGGCGAGCTTGCAGAAGCTGTTGTATATGACCCCACAAAGCCACTAGAGCCAGTACGACTAAAGTATCTGCTTTCTAGTGTTGGTTTTGAGGGGTATCAGCTAAAACAAGCCTGGGCAGTAGTAATGAAAGAGTCAACAGGAAGACCAATGGCTCATAATCAAAATAGCAAGACTGGCGATAACTCTTATGGACTATTTCAGATTAATATGATTGGCAGCATGGGTCCAGCTAGACTAGCACATTATGGACTGAGTAGTAATGAAGAGCTTTTTGATCCCTTGACAAATGCAAGAATTGCATATATAATGTCAGAAGGTGGAAATAATTGGTCACCATGGAACGGTATGACAAGCTCTACCATAAAATGGATGCAAGAGTTTCCAGAATAAAACTGAAAGAGAAAAAATGAAAAACGTTTATAAGAGTATTGTTATTTCTGTAGTCTTTGGAAATGTTATTGCTTTTCCAGTAATTGCATATACATTTCCTTGGGACACATACCTAATTGATCCAAGCTCATATTATATTGTTCAGTCAATATCTTTGGGACTTCTAATTGCTTTCTGTATTTTTGTATATGAATGGGCAAAATATGGCGATAAGCCCTGGTTTGGTAAGGCTAAAATCCTTAAGGGTAGGCGAAATAGCTCTAAAAGGTAGATTTATAGTAAAATCTGTGGTAAAATAGTAGTACTGTTTTTGCCTGTGGCTACCGTCATAGGCAAATTCATTTATATAACTTAATACGGGGAACCCCCCACTAACGCTCAAACGACCGAGTACTAACTAACAAGGAAAGGTAGGTCGCCAAATGAAAAGAAAAAGGTTAATCGCCGTTGGTCTAATAGCATTCGTAATGACTACGGGAGCTGGGATTGCTTTTGCATCCGTAATTGAAGCCACAGAAGCTTCCAAAATAACACAAGTAAAAAAAGAAACTCTTGTTTCTGGTCCAGTAAGGATCGAAGCAGACCCAATAACAGCTGTTCTCAAGTCACAAGCCCCAGAGGTTGGATCAGTTGATTGGATGGCACAACAAAAAGAAGAAACTGATAGGCTAAAGCTAGAAGCTGAGCAAACAAAAGCTGAGCTAGAAGCTGAAGTTGAAAGACTAGAGGCAGAACTAGAAGCCGAAATTAATCGGCAAGCACAAATCAAAGAAAACACACAAAGACTAAACGAGGCTATTGAGTTGGTAAAAGCTCAAGTTGGAGTTAGTCGTTGGTATCACGGAGGATCCTCTCCGCCATCTTGGGACTGCTCTGGCCTTGTTCGCTGGGCATACCTACATGTTGGCATAGAGATGAGACATAGTGCTACAGCTCAAAGAGATTTTGGAACTATTATAACTGATCCAAAACCTGGAGACCTTGTGTCTTTTAGTCACAGGGGTTGGAGTGGTGCATACCATATTGGTATCTATCTAGGTCCTGACCAGATGGTTCACTCTGGCGGTAAACCAGGAACCAAGACAGAGATTAGATCTATTAGTGACTGGGCCAAGGTAAACGGTAATAGTGAAGTTGCCTACACACGCATTATAGAGACTAATAACTAAGAAGCACTTGACATCATCCTTTATATCGTGTAAAATATAGGTATGAATAATGATGATGGAATTGACGACTACTTTGACACCCAGCTAAGCAAGGGCAACGTACGTGAAAAGCCAGACTGGGCAGAGCGTATAACACGCAGCAGAGCTAGGTTTTATCAAGAGGGTATGACCCATGGAGCAGAGCTAGAGCGTGACCGTATTGTTAAGCTATTAGATAAAAATCTGGGTAGATTGGATTGGGATGATCTAGTTAAGCTTATTAGACAGGAAGATATTCATGATTGAGTGCTTCTGGTGTAGCGAGGTTTTTGATGATAAAGACCATGATACCTGTCCCAATTGTGCTGTAGATATACATACTAAAGAAATAACTATAATTAAGGAATGAAAAGATGGCCAAAATGGCAAGCCTCCACGCAGAAGGACTAACTGACGACGATCTAGAGACTGCAGAAATTGCTGCAATTTTAGAAGAACTATTTGTAGACTAAGTTTTATAATTAAACTATGCAAACATTCTTACCATATAAAGACTTTACAAAGTCTGCTAACGTACTAGACAGCAAACGTCTAAACAAACAAATCCTAGAGGGATACCAGATCCTTAAAGTTTTAAATAGTGATGACCCTAGAGCTGCTTGGAGGAATCACCCAGCCGTTAAGATGTGGAGAGGCTCAGAGACTCGTCTTTACGATTACGTCCTGTCTATGGCCAACGTAGCCACTTCTAGAGGTATAAAAACAGACAAGAATTTAGAAAACATTGAGACTCTTCGTAAGGCCACTCTAGAAAACTGGGGTATAAAAGATCCATTCTGGATTAATAATGACTCAATAGTAAATAGACTAACAGAATCACATAGGGCAAATCTATACAGAAAAGATCCAGAGTTCTATATGGACTTTGTTCACGACAGAGCTAACCCATGCTGCGATAGATGTCAATACTATTGGGTAACTCACAACCTATAACCTGATCCCCATTCGTCTAACGGCAAGACATCGCTCTTTGGAAGCGATTATCGTGGTTCGAATCCATGGTGGGGAGCAGTTGACAAAGTATTCATAATAGTCTATAATGGAACTATGAGAAATCAAATTATAAAAGACTCAATTAAGATAGGTTTGCTAATAGCTGCTATCCTGTTTATATTTGTAGTAGCTATTCCGTTCATTATGAGCGATGAGGCTGATAGGCTGATTATTGAATATGGTTTAGATGATTTTGCCAGACAGCTTCTTGGTAGATAGCCATGGACTCTGAAGACGATCTAATAAGACAAAGGCTTCAAAAGTTCCACGATGCCATGAGCAACCCCTGTAAGGACGATGAGCATGACTATCAATACTCAGTAGGCAGCATGGGCAAGGCCACAATGATGCATCAGGTTTGTTCTAAATGCTTTGACTTCCGTGGCCTAATTGATAATTGGCAAGAAGACTAATATAAAGTTCGGGCGAAAAAAGTTCGGCGGTAAATAAGAGTTTCATATGCTACTAACGTAGCAACATCCTCTAGGATACCTTATCACTCTCTATAAGATATATAACCTGATCTATAAACCCTGCTCTAATAGCAGTCTTAATCATCTTGTGTGATGATAGACCATGCTTTGGAAGGTCTGAGAAATACACCACAAACTTATAATCAGGATAGAGGGTTTTGATGATAGCTGCAGAAGCAATAGCTTTCTTAACGTTGTCAGTCCTCTGTGCTCCTGGTCTCTTACCTAGAGCCACCTTACCACCCTTGGCTTCAACAAGGACTCTCTGTCCACGATGCGTGGTAACAAAGTCCACTT